TTACAAAAACCCTTACATGACTTCTAACGAAATCTTGATGGGTTATAGAGGTAACAACTTCTTAGAGACTGGTGCTGTTTACGCTCCTTATGTACCATTGATTATGACTCCATTAGTGTATGACCCACAAAACTTTACTCCACGTAGAGGTGTGATGACTCGTTACGCTAAGAAAATGGTTCGTCCTGAGTACTATGGTAAGATTTATGTTAAAGATTTAGCATCTATCTAATCTAAAGTAATTCTTAGATAATAAAATTGGGGGAGAAGAAATTCTTCCCCTTTTTTTATTTTACCCCTTTCTAACTATTTTATATTTATATAGGTAAACATAAAAATCACTATGGCAGCAGGAAGATATTCATTTGTAATAGAACAAGGAGCAACTACTAACATTCAGATAAATTGGACAGATTCAAGCGGCTCTGCAATTGATTTATCGGGATACCAAGCAAGAATGCAAATTAGACCGGGTGTAGAATCATCTGATGTTTTTCTATCACTATCATCATCACTTCAAGGTGCTTGTAATACTGGTATCAATTTAAGTGGTAGTAATGGTATTACACCTTTACAATCCGGTTCTCTTGCTATTTATATATCCGCATACTCATCATCTTTATTAAATTTTAATGAAGCTTATTATGATTTGGAATTGGAAAAGGGATGTGAAGTTACTAGATTATTGGAAGGAAAAGTTAAACTATCGAAAAACGTAACTAGATAAAATGGCAGTAGAAATAACACAAAATTTAACACAAGTAACTATATCATCGGCTGGTGTTCAGGGATTAAAAGGAGAGCCGGGTATTTCTGGTTCATCTCAAGATGTATCTATGTTCTTATCTTCTAGTACATTTAATACATTTACATCTTCTATTCAATCTGAAGTAAATTCAATTAAAGCTTGGACTGCATCTTTAGAATTAATTAATACAATTGATACGGAGTTATTACAATTTTATCAAACAACCGCATCGTTAAATACACAAACAGGTTCACAAAATTCAGTAAACTTAGGAATATCAACCGCAACTGGTTCTTTAATAGGAATTACAAACGGATTGATGGCGTTTACCGCTGCATTGGATTCAACATACGCAAGTGATGTACAATTACTTCCAATATTGCAGGCAACTCATTCTATTGAATTACATAGTGGTTCAATGGTTGGTATTACAAACGGATTGATGACTTATACATCTTCTAACGAAAGTTGGAAAGTGGGTATAAGAAGTGAGTTATCAGCAATAGAAGCTTGGACATCATCTTTAGAATTGATTAACACAATTGATACTGAATTATTACAATTATATCAAACTACTGCTTCACTTAACTCAAAAACCGGTTCTTATGCAACAACTGGTTCAAATACTTTCTATGGTACACAAAATATAAGTGGTTCATTGAATGTAAGTGGTTCGACTGTTCAAATTGGAAACAATATATTAACAGGAAACACTACATTAAGTGGTAGTATTAATGTAAGTGGTTCTACTACATTTAATGGAACTCACATACTAAGTGGTAGCAATACAATTGATGGTAATACTATAATGACAGGAACTAATACTATAATTGGTAATACTGTTATGAGTGGTAGCATTGAAGTAAGTGGTAGTTCTAATTTCAAAAATTCAATATTCATTGTAACTGGTTCAACATACTTTACTGGTTCACATGATGTAAAAGGAAATACATCCGTAACTGGTTCTTTTAATATAAATGGAAATACTATATTGAGTGGTTCTATTAATGTGGCAAGCGGTAGTGGATTTTATAGAGCAGGAAACAAATTGTTTAACTATGGGCAGTGGGGTTCTTTGGAAACTCAATCGGGTTCGGCAAATGTAGCAAACGCTATGAAATTTGAAACTTCATTTAATGGTTCAGACGGTATAATTGTAGCAAATAACGGAAGTGGATTCCCAACAAGAATTACTGCACAACATAAAGGATTATATAATATTCAATTCTCAGCTCAATTACATACTACGGCAACTGAAGCTTGTCAATTTTCTGTTTGGTTCGTTATGACGGGCTCAAATATAATGAATTCAAATACCGAATACACTGTTGAGAAAATATCGGGTGGTGGAAATTCTGTGGCAGCATTAAATTTATTAACTTCAATTGAGGCTAATGATTGGATAGAATTATATTGGAGTAATGTAAGCGGAAACGGACAACTGCAATACATAGGAACACAATCAACTCCTACAAGACCTGCAACTCCATCGGTAATAGTAACAATAACTCAAGTGGCATAAGATGTGTAAAGTAAACAACTAATTCCTTTCTAAACACTATTCTTTTGATTCTTAATATTTATAGGTAACGATAAAATAAGTACTTATAATGGCATTAGAAACATTGATATATCCTGGTTCATCTTCATTCTTTCCAGGTCAGACTCCTTTTGGAATTTATGATAATGATTATGAGTTTCAAGAAGATGCTCCAAAAGTGGCACTTTGGTGTGCTAGAAGATTGGGCTATCCTATTCAAAACATAGAATTAATAGATGAAAACTTCTATGCATGCTTCGAAGAATCGGTATCAGAGTATGGGGCACAAGTAAATCAATTCAATATTCGTAATAATTTGGATTCGGTTAAGGGCAAATCAAAATCAACAAATCTTACAAGCAAATTAGTTCAGGGTTCAAATCTTCCTAACCTAATAGCAATTTCCGATGCGTATGGTACATTGGCAGGTGTTGGTGGTAATACTGATATTAAGAAAGGATTTATTGAATTGGTGCCCGGTCAACAAGAATATGATTTAGATACTTTATTTTCGGCTGTTAGTGAAAGTGGGAAGCGTATTGAAGTAGTTAAAGTATTTCAAGAACCAGTACCTGCAATTAATAGATTCTTTGACCCTTATTCAGTTTCTGGGCAAGGTACATTGAACTTAATTGATGAGTTTGGATTTGGTTCATATTCACCGGCTGCACAATTTATATTGATGCCAATGTTTGAAGACCTTCTTAGAATACAAGCAATTGAATTCAATGACCAATTCAGAAAATCGGCATTTACTTTTAATATTGTGAATGGTAAGATGAGAATATTCCCAATACCAACATCTCAAAATATGAACCTTTATGGTAAATTATATTTTGATTATTATGTAAAAGATGACTTTACTGAAAATTCAACAACTGTAACCCCAAATGTAATATCTGATTATTCTGATATACCATATAGTTTTATGGAATATGGTGGAATTAATGATGTAGGTAAGCAGTGGATTAGAAAATACTCATTAGCTTTGGTAAAAGAGTTGTTAGGAGCAATTAGAGAAAAATATTCATCAATTCCAATACCTGGTTCTGAAGTAAGTTTGGATGGAGCTGCATTACGAAGCGAAGCTCAGACTGAAAAAGAAGCACTAATGACTCAATTAAGAGAAACATTAGAGGAGTTAAGTAGAAAAGTTCAATTTGAAAATCGTAACAATGAAGCTAACCAACACCAAGAAATGTTGAGAAAAGTTCCATTGGCAATATACATAGGATAATATGGCAAGATTTACATTAGCAAGAGATATAAAATTCTTTGAGAGTATATCCAGAGAATTGGTAGACGTAGTAATAGAAACGGCTGTGGTATTATATAAACTTGTCATAGAAGATAGTAAGACCAATTTATATGGTGAATCTTTAAATAAAACATATTATCAAGGTGTAGAAACAACCGCAGTAATTGAAAGAGAATCTTCTACAAGTGAATATGAAGGATTTGGTTCTGATAAAAATCAATTAGTAGAATTCCGTTTTAATCGATTTACATTAGAAGATACTGGATTTTATCCTGAAGTTGGGGATATTATATTTCACAACAATGGATATTTTGAAATTGATAATGTAAGAGAAGACCAATTGGTAGGTGGACAAGTTGATAATAAGTTTTCAATTATTTGTTCTACATTTATGACTAGAAGAAGTACAATTCAAACTGAAATGAGAATAGTATAATGGAAAGAAAAGAAACAAATAGAGCACAACAACTACCAATAGATAGAGAATATATCAAAGGTGTCAAACTTATTGATGTTGATACTACTATTGCAGAATATATGACTTCAGTTGTTATTCCTGATTTAGAAGAAAATGGAAACGTATTAAAAGCTCCATTGATATATGGTAATGCGGAAAGATGGGCAGGTGCTAGAAGGGATGGATATATAAGAGATGAAAGAGGTAGGATTCAAATACCTCTAGTGATGTTTAAGCGAAACTCAATTGAAAGAAATGACTTAATGTCGAATTTTCAAGAGATAAACAAAATATCAACATATAAAAAATATTCTCAAAAAAATAAATATGAGAGATTTAGTATTCAAAATGGTGTAGCTCCTGTTCAAGAATTATATGAAATAAATGTACCACATTATGTGACAGTAACTTATGAAGTAATGATTTGGACATCGTTTACCGAACACATGAATAAAATTGTAGAAGCATTTCAATATGCAACTGACAGATATTGGGGTAAAGAAGATGGATATAAATTTAAAGTAAAAATAGACTCGTTTGATAATCAACAAGAAGTTGGGGCAGGTTCGGAGCGTGTAATTAGAACTACATTTAATATGGTAGTAAATGCTTATTTATTACCTGAAAGATATAATGAAAAGCCTGTTGTAAAAAAATCAAGAACAGTTAAAAGAATTATATTTGGTGTTGAAACTGATTTAACTGGAAATCTTTTTGTTAATCCAACTTTATACAACGAATACTCTCAAGTTATTGATTTTATTGCAGTAAGAGGTTCTCAAATGGCAGTTTTTATAAATTCAACAACTGTTAAATTAACAAATGTAAGAAAACCAATATTACCATCAGAATTATTTGGGGTGTATGATACAGTAAACTGGTTTAGAGTTTATATTAATGGAGATTTTATATCACCATCGTTATATACATACTCTTATAATGGTACTACGAATGAAATAATCTTTACATTTAGTGGATTAGGATTTGCATTAGATTCGCAAGATGAGGTTGCTATAACTGGAAAATTCCAAGAATTATAATATGAATATTAAACAACTTAAAAATATAATGAAGGAAGTTAATGAACCAAATGAGTTTGAGTTATTTGCTCACGACTTGCAACATCCTTTTTATTGGATTTTCAAAGTTGAAAAGGTGAGGGTTAAAACATTATTTCCAAAATTAGAAGGATTGAGGAAACCCTCTGCACGATTCGATGTTTTTATAAATGGATTATTTATATCAGATAATGATTATATTTTTGAACAAATAGAAAATGATTTTTATTTAAGTTTTAAAAGAAGTAATTTTCCTGAATTTGATAGATTTGGAAATCCATATACTATCGATGAAACGGATGAGGTTAAAATAAACGGAGATGTTGAAAAATTTATTAATTAATGAGTAGAGTAGTTCCAAATATTAATATAGATACCACACAAAAGTTGAGGGATAGAGCCGGATTTAAAGAATTTGTATTAAGAGTTAATACAGATACCTTTACATATTCACATAAACCAAATACTATTTCTTTGGAAAATCAAACATTTTTCACACTAACTTTAGAAAATAAAAGATTTATTTTTGATATATTAGAAGTTGATGATGTCACAGACTATGTTGATGTATATTTATTTGGAGTAAAACAACCACAAGATAGATATAATGTTGAAGTTGTTGGAAATAATATAATTGTTACATTCACCGCTGATATTACAAGGTTACCAAATCAGGTATCGGCTGCAGATTTTGAAATAAAAGGTAAAATAGTAGAAATAGTATAATGGCAAGATTGATACCTCGTAAGCAGATTGAAGAACAACAAAATATTAGTAGTTCATTTTCGGTAGGACAAGACCTTACTGTAGGTAGGGATGTTGTTATATCTGGGTCTTTGTTTGTTTCCCAAAGTTTTTTTATGGGAAACGATACTGGTTCACGTAATGAACTAACTGGTTCGGTATTTCTTACTGGTTCTTTAACAATAGATGGTGATTTATTTGTAGGAGCTCCTGATACTGTTTTATCTATTAAGGCAAGTGGTTCTTTGATTTCAGATGATACTCAAAGATATGCTGGTATTCTTGCAAAAGATTTTGGTGCTAACTTACCTACACTTTATGTATCTTCAACCGATGGGGATGATACAAACGATGGTAGAACAATTCAATATCCACTTCGTACAATTAAAAGAGCAGCTCAATTAGCATCTCCAGGGTATGATGGTAGATATGGTTTTGATACCGGTTCGGTTTCAAACGGATATGTAATTAAAGTACAAGCGGGAACGTATTTAGAGGATAATCCTGTAATACTTCCTTCCAACACAACCATTTGGGGTGCTGGTTTGCGTATTACCAAAATTAACGCTAAAAACCCCACAGAAGACCTATTCCATGTAAACTCTGGATGTTATATAGCAGAGGTAACGATGGGAGGTTTGAGATTATTCCCAGACCAAATAAATCCTGAAAAAGGATTTGCGGTAGCTTTCCAACCCGGTGCATTTATTACAACATCACCATATACGCAAAACTGCTCGCAGATTTCAAACCAAGAAAATTCATTCACCGAACTTTACGAAGAAATTCCGCCAGGTGGTGGAGGTCTTTATGTTAATGGTGATGTGATACATCCTGATTCTCCATTGGCTTCAATGGTATTGGATGCTTATACGCAGATTTCTCCAAATGGTGTGGGTTGCTTGGTAAATGGTAGGGGATTCATTCAGCTGGTATCTTTCTTTACCAACTTCTCATATTATGCTATTAGAGTAAACAATGGTGGACATGCTACACTAAACAACTCAAACATTTCGTTTGGTTTATATGGTATGTATGCATCTGGTTCTCGCTTTATTTCTGGTAGTGGTGGAAACATCGATGCTAGAAATAGAGTAAGAGGAAGTTGGAGTGTGGTGGTTGATGTTCTTAATAGAGGATTAAGTGCACTTCCTGAAATTACAACTTTGAATACGGCAGAAGGTATTCGTGCAACATCTTTATCTCAATATCCTCAATTATATCTTTCTGGTAGTGAAATATCATTAACACCAACTACACAAAATATTGAAGAAGTACAATCTGATTTTAAATTGGTATCTGCTATTGTAGAAAATGGTACATCTGATTTTCCAACTCTTTTAGCAAGAAGTTCTAACAAAGGATATGGATTTGAATCTCCTTATAATATTTTAGGAGCTGAACAAATTACATCATCAATAGCATCGGCATCTGCTGAAATTTTAACTGATATAAGTGAATCGTTTGGAGCTATATTAAGTATATTTGCAAATGGTACTGGTTCTTTTAACTTTGTATCAAATACAAAAAATGCTATTAAAGCAACTCAATTAGAACCAACTGCAATTGGTATGTCTGTTTCAAATAGTATTACTGCTAGTGTTAGTTCATCATTTGAAACGGTAATATCAATTATATCTTCTGGATTAACAGCAGTTCCAAAAGTAACTTCATCAAACGAAGCCGCTATAAAAGTTTCTGGTGTAGAACAATTTACAACTGGATTATCATCATCTTTACAAACAACCAATAGTGTAAGTGCAAGTTTTAGCATAATTTATAATATTTTGGATAAAGGAACTGGTAGTGTAATATTACCAATACCTCAAAATCATCAAAAAAATTATACAATAACTAATAATAATAGTTCATCGTATCAATGGCAAGGTGTGGGTTCTAATCCAACAATAACACTATATAGAGGTGAAACTTATAAATTTTATGTAAGTGCATCTAGTGTATTTGGTGGTATCAACTATCCATTTTTTATTAGAACAAAACCTGTTAGTGGGATTAGTGAACAATTTGATTATGATAAGGGAGTGGTAAATAATGGGGATAGTGTTGGTAATATAACATTTACTGTACCATACGATGCTCCTAATGAATTATATTATGTTGCACAAAATACTGATAATATGGCTGGAAAATTCCATATTATTAATAATTCAGCAACTCCATTTGATTTAATATCAAATACATTAACATACCCACAAACAATAAGCGGTAGTACAGAATCAACATCTAATATAGATAAGTTAAATGCTTACGAACTTCTTATTGGAAATAAATCTTTTATTGAAGAAGAAACAATTCAGTTTGTATCATCTTCTTGGTCTGATTTTGAATATGTTGAATCAACTTGTCGTAGAGATATTGGATTCTTAATAGACGCAGTAGCTAATGACCTTATATATGGGGGAAACAATAATAGTATTACCGCTGGTAGGTTTTATTATGAATACCCATCAACAGCAACTACAACACAAAAAGACCCAACCAAAACTGCAGTTAAGTATGCAGCTGGTATGGTTCAAAAAATATTAAAAGGTGTAACTTTTGTTGAACCAAATAATGAAAGAGATGCCGTAGCAACTGCTATACAGGCAAATAGAGAATTTATACAAACTGAAACAATAACTTTCCTTTCATCATCTTGGAGTAACTTCTATTATAATGAAGCTAAGTGTAAGAGAGATGTGGGATATATTTTAGATGCGGTAGCAACTGATGCTAGATATGGTGGTAACGAAAGGTCTGTACAAGCAGGTCAATTCTATTACTTATATCCATCATTAGCAGTTGTTGATGGTGATGGTGATTCTGAAGGTCAATTAGGACAAACTTTAGATGGTGTACGTTTTGCAGCTGGTAATACTAATAATATAGTAGCTGGAATTACACACCAAACTGCATCATTGAATGTTAGAGAATCATATAGATTATTAAGAGAAAACAAAGAATTAATTCAAAACGAAACAATTCAGTTTATCAATGTAGCATATCCTCAATTAAAATATAACCAAGACAAATGTAAGAGAGATGTTGGTTATATAATTGATGCAATATCAACTGATTTATTATATGGTGGTATAGAAAGAAGTGTAACGGCTGGTAAATATTATTATGAATATCCATCGCAAGCTACAAAAACTCAAAAAGTAGAAACTTCTGGTGGTATAAGATACGCTAAAATTATTTCTGACTTTATTGTTCAAAATATTGTTTTAGAAACTCCACGTATTATTACTAATGATGAAAAATTAATTAAAGTAGTAAGTGGTAGTAGCAATATTACATCTTCATTTAGTGGTACTATTAATGAGCAAAATTCTATTAGTAGTTCATTTGCTATTATTGAAGGAATTATAAAAAGAGGAACAGCAGCAGTACCATCCATATTAGCACAAAATAGTGATTTGAATTGGAGTGTTGGTCTTCCATTGAGCGTTACGGGTCAAACACAAATAACCAATTCATTTGTATCACCTACTGAAGTAGAAAAATTAGGAAATGGGTTTGATGTGGTAACATCTATACTTCAAAACAATGGAGCTGAGCCTGTATTAACATCATCGGTAGAAGGACAAATTAAAGTAACAAATAATGAACAAATAACAGGTTCATTATCAAACTCATATACATCATCAATATCAGCATCATTTGGATATGTTGTTGAAATTATAAGTGGTGGGTTATCAAAGTTAGACACAATCGTTTCTAATGCATCGGCAAGTATTAAAGTAACAACAACTCCTCAATGGACAAGTGGTGTGGTTGGTACAAATTCACAAACAGCAAGCATTAGTTCTTCATTTGGAAGTATCATAAATGTAATTGTTAGTGGAACGGCAGCATTACCAACTTTAGTACAAAATACTAATACAAATAGAAAAGTAACTTCAACACCACAATTTATATCAGCATCTTATAGTGGTAGTTTGGAGGATATAGCATTTGTATCGCAATCTATTTCTAAAGTAACTCAAATAGTTGAAACCGGAAATGTAGACCTTTTTGCAAAAACAAATTATTCAGCAACTATTGCTGCTAGAGTTGGGGTGTATGAAATATTAAAACAAAACATTCCATTTATACAAAACGAAACAATTGCATATCTAAGTTCGTCTTGGGCTGGATTCCAATATGATGAAGTTAAGTGTAAGAGAGATATTGGATTGATTGTTAGTGGAGCAGCTGAAGACCTTTTATTTGGTGCTAATTCCGCATCTATTGTAAACGGACAATTCTATTATGAGTTCCCATCATTAGCAACTATTGGAAATGATGGTGACACTGGTGGGCAATTAAATCAAACTTTAGATGGTATTAACTATGCTAGTAGATTAGCACAAAAAGTAATTACACAAGGTATAACGTTCAGTTTACCATCAACAGAAGTATCCGCATCAAACGCTTTATTATTCAATAACAAAGAGTTTATACAAAATGAAACTATTGCATATCTATCTTCTTCTTGGAGTGGATTTGATTATAACGAAACAACTTGTAAAAGAGATGTTGGTTATATTATTGATGCGGTAAGAACTGATTTGGTATATGGTGGAAATGAAAGAAGTAGACAAGCTGGTTTATATTATTTCCTATATCCATCACAAGCTACTGGTTCACAATTATTGCAAACAACCGATGGTATCAAATATGCATCACAAATCTCACAAAAGATAATTAGTGGTTCTATATTCCAATCTGCTGATTCTGATAAATTGGAAGTAAGTAGATTGATGAGATTGAACAAAGGACTTATTGCTGATGAGGTTGTTGAGTATGTATCATCTTCTTGGAGCCAGGTTTCATATAATGAAGCTAAGTGTAAGAGAGATGTTGGATATATTATTGACGCAGTAAGAACTGATTTAGTTTATGGTGGTAATGAAAGAACATCTAATGCAGGTGAATTTTATTATCGATTCCCATCATCAGCAACCGTTGGAGGAGAACCATCGGCAACTCAGCAATTAGACCCAACTGTAACTGGAGTTGAATATGCAAATCGTTTAGCACAAAATATAGTTCAAAATAAAGTATTAGTTAATCCATCTACGGAAGTATTAGCAGCGGCTCAATTAGTAAGAACCAATAGAACATTCTTACAACAAAACGTAATACAATTTATTTCTCAAAACTATCCTAATTTAGATTACATAGTTTCCAAATGCTTCAGAGATGTTGGATTCATTACTGATGGGGCTGTAACTGATTTGGTATATGGTGGAAACGAAAGAAGTATAAACTCTGGAAGATTCTACTTTAAGTTTGCTAGTAAAGCAACTGGTGACCAATTAGTTGAAACTGTAGCTGGTATTAACTTTGCTAAAGATTTGGCTAAGTTAGTAGCAATTGGTGGAAAGGCTGTTGAAGATGGATATGATAATGTTTCTAAAATAATAGCAAGCGGAAGTTCATCAGCTCCTACGTTGATAACAAATACTGAAAATGCAATTAGAAAAACAGTTGAGCAACAATTCACATCAAGTCAAAGTGTTCAATCATCTGATAGGCAATTAGTATCTGCATCATTTGCAAATGTAATTACTATAATTTCAAATGGTACTGGTTCTATACCAACAATTGTAGAAAGTTCTAATAGAGGTATATTAGTAACAAGTGGTTCATATCAAATAACATCATCAATAACTCCATCTACAATTGATATTAATAAAGTTGTAAGTGGATTTGATATTGTAACTAATATAATTGAAAATGGTACGGGTTCATTACCTACATTGGTTAAGAATACTCAAAATAATATTAAGAGAACTGATTCAATTCAATTCACTTCAACTGCATCAATTTCTAATACTATTATTTCAAGCTCTAATACGGCATTTGATAATGTATTATTAATTGTATCTGAAGGAACTGGTTCAACACCACAATTGATTAAGAACACTACCAATTTAGTTAAGGTAACAAACTCTACACAATATATTGGACCGGCTGCAGTTTCTGCATCTAAAGTTAATAGTATTACTGGAAGTTTTGATACTATTATAAGAATATTGGAAAATGGATTGGGTAGTTCTCCTGTAATTTTAAACAATAATAATGCAAATATAAAAGTTACGGGTACTACTAACTATGTATCATCATCATACAATGGTACACAAACACAAGCATCATTTATATCAGCATCTATTTCGATAGTTACTAATATAATTGCAAATGGAAGTGGCAGTTTACCAACTATAACTCTCTATACATCATCATTATCATCATCCGCTGTTTTAGATGCGTATAACATATTAAAGAATCATATACCATTTATTCAGGATGAAACTATTGCTTACTTAAGTTCTTCTTGGAGTACGGCATCTTATGATGAACAAAAATGTAGACGTGATGTTGGATTGATTATAAGCGGTGCAGCTGAAGACCTTTTATGGAATTCTAATTCATCATCAATAGTGAATGGTAAGTTCTACTATGAGTATCCATCACAAGCACAGGGTGCACAATTGAATCAAACATTAGATGGTGTAATTTACGCAAGTAGATTGGCACAAAAAATAGTATTGAATACACAATTTGCTTTACCAACATCTCAATCCAATTTGGCTTATGATTTGTTAGTACAAAACAAGCAACTTATTCAAAATGAAACTATTGCTTACATTAGTTCTTCTTGGAGTACACATCAATATAATGAGATAACTTGTAAAAGAGATGTAGGATATATTTTAGATGCGGTGGCAACTGATATTAAGTGGGGTGGTAACGAAAGAAGTGTAAAAGCTGGGCAATTCTACTACCTATACCCATCTGCAGCAACTGGTTCTCAAATAGAAGAAACTGTAACTGGTATAACTTACGCAAAGAATCTATCTGATAGAATCCTAAGACGATTAATATTACAATCAGTTTCTCAAAATAAATTACAAGCTAAGCAACTTATTTTCAATAACAAAGAATTTATACAAAACGAAGTTATTGAGTATGTATCAGCTAGTTGGAACGGATTCCTATACAATGAAGATACTTGTAAGAGAGATGTAGGATTCATTTTAGATGCAGTGGTAACTGATGTGGTCTATGGTGGAAATGAGAGAGCCTTAGAAGCTGGAAGATATTATTACCTATATCCATCTGAAGCAACTACAACTCAATTAGGTCCAACCCTGAGCGGTATTAGACATGCAAAGGGAATGGTTGAAGAAGTATTGAATAATTCAGTATTTGTAACCGCATCTAATTCAGCACAAACGGCTTACAATTTATTATTAGACAACAAACAATTAATACAAAACGAAACAATCGCATTTGTAAGTTCTTCTTGGAGTATGTTCAATTACAACGAAGCAAGTTGTAGTAGAGATACTGGATACATTGTAGATGCAGTAGCAACTGATATTCTTTATGGTGGAAACGAAAGAGTAAGAGAAGCGGGTGAGTATTATTACTTATATCCATCGTTGGCAACGGTTGATGGTGATGGAGATGCGGCTGGGCAATTAGGACAAACTTTAGATGGTGTAAACTACGCTAAAGGAATTTCTAAAAAGATAGTATCAAACATCTTATTACAATCAGCAAGTATTTCTGAATTAACTGGTTGGAGTTTATTAAGACAAAATAAACCATTAATTCAAAAAGAAACTATTGCTTATTTAAGTTCATCTTGGACTGGAGTTGATGGTTTCTATTATAACGAAGCAAGTTGTAGTAGAGATGTTGCTTACATCATTGATAATGTAGCAACTGATTTATTATATGGTGGAAACGAAAGAAGTTCTAAAGCTGGAGAATACTATTTCTTATATCCTTCAAAAGCAACGGTTGGTGGAGTACCATCGATTAATGCACAATTGGAACAAACTGTACAAGGTATTAGATTTGCAGCAGGAACTGCACAAAATGTGTTATCAAATACATTATTAGAACAACCTACGCAATTCGTATCATCTTCAGTAAGTTTATTGAGAAGTAATAGAGGATTTATCCAAAATGAAACTATACAATATATAGATGCATTCTTCCCTAGCTTAGTTTACAATAGAGAAAAATGTAGAAGGGATGTTGGATACATTATTGATAACGTATCTACTGATTTATGGTATGGTGGAAATGAGAGAAGTATTATAGCTGGTGATTACTATTATCGTTACCCATCTTTAGCAACTAAGCAAGAGCAAGTAAGAGAAACTGTAGCTGGTGTTGAATACGCAAAAGCAGTATCAAAAGCAATTGTACAAAATGTATTATTACAAACTCCATCTTTGGTTTCAAATACTGATGGTAATATTAAAGTAGGTAATGTAGCACAAATAACATCATCGTTATCAGCTACAAATACTCAAATATCAAATATTAGTTCATCTTTCTCAACCGTAACAAAAATTATTGAAGGTGGTTTGGGTGTGTTACCAACTATTGTTTCTAATAACGAAGGTTTAATAAAAGTAACAAACGAAACACAAATAACATCATCAATATCAGCATCATCTGCTGAAGTTGGTGTTGTAACAGCATCATTTGGATTGATTAGAGATATAATCTATTGGGGTTCTGCTTCATTACCGGATTCATTAGCTAATAACTTCCAATATGGATTTAATAATAGTGTACCAACATTATTGCGTATTTCTTCATTCACTCAAACATTAGGAAGTGGTGAATATAATGCACAAACTTCAAGCGTAAGTTCTTCATTTGGTAATGTGATTAATGTTATCAACAACGGAACGGCTTCATTACCAACATTAGAAGCTAATACATCGGCAAGTGTAAGTGTAAGTGGTATTACTACATTCAAATCAACAACATCTGGTTCTGAATATCAAAAAAGTAGAATTGGAAACTTATTTGGTGTTGTTATGAATATAGTTGAGAGTGGTAAAAGTTCTATACCTGTATTATTATCAAATACATCAGCTAGTATTAAAGTAACAAATACTCCACAAATTATTAGTGGTAGTGGTAGTGATAGATTGCAAGCAAGATTAGTATCATCATCATTTGGTATTGTAATAGATTCATTATTAAATAATGGTACTAGCTCAATTGCTTATGTTGGACCAACTGGAATTAATACAAATGCAAAAATAACATCTGCATATAATTTGTTATTAAATAACCAACAAATGATTATAGATGAAACTATAACTTATATGAGTTCGTCTTGGAGTGGATTTAATTACACTCAATCATTATGTGAAAGAGATTTAGGATTGATTATTAGTGGAGCAGCATTTGATTTATTGTGGGGTGGTAATTCGGCATCATTAGTAAATGGTAAATATTACTTTGAATCAGCATCACAAGCTACTGGTTCACAATTAGACCAAACAATTACAGCAATTAGATATGCTGGTGGAATTATTGAAAAGGTTGTTAGAAATACACCATTGGTACATATTTCAGCATCATTACAAACATCAGCATCTTATACATCATTAATTAAGAACAAAGGATTCATACAATCTGAATCAATTGCTTATGTGAGTTCTTCTTGGGAAGGATTTATGTATGATGAAATTAAATGTGCTAGAGATATTGGTTATATTGTAGATGCGGTAGCAACCGATTTACTATATGGTGGAAATGAGAGAAGTATTGTAGCTGGAAGATATTATTATGACTTCCCATCACAAGCTACTTCAACTCAATTAGAACCTACATTGACTGGTGTAAGATACGCTAAAGGAACGGCAATGAATGTTGTTGTTAATAAACAATTCTTCTCACCAAACTCAAATAACCAAACTGCTTATAACTTAATCAAAGATAATAAGGAGTTCATTCAGGAAGAAACTGTAGCATTTGTAAACGCTAAATACCCTGAATTGGATTACATCGAATCTAAGTGTAGGAGAGATGTAGGATTTATTGTAGATGCGGTAGCAACTGACCTTCTTTATGGTGGAAATGAAAGAAGTAACAAAGCTGGTGAGTTCTATTACTTATATCCATCTTTAGCAACTGAAAATGAGCAAGTAGTTGAAACAACAACTGCGGTTGATTATGCTAGAAGATTAACACAAAATATTATTAATAGTGTAGTAATACCTACACCACAAATAATATCTAATACTCAAAATAGTATTAAGGTAACAAATACACCTCAATATTTGAGTTCATCATTTAGTGGTAGTGTATATGAAGCATCATTGGTATCAGCATCAATTTCAATTGTAACAAATATTGTAGCAAATGGTATTGGTGTAGCAGGAAGTCCTGTAAATTATACAACACCATCAACTGCATCAAACGTTTGGTACGCTTACAACTTATTAAAAGAGAATATCGGATTCATCCAAAACGAAACTATTGCATACATTAGTTCTTCTTGGAGTACGGCATCTTATGATGAGGCTAAATGTAAGAGAGATGTTGGTTTAATTATTAGTGGTGCGGCTGAAGATATGTTATTTGGTGTAGATTCTGCATCGATTGTAAATGGTAAGTTCTATTTCGAATCAGCATCACAAGCAACTGGTGACCAATTAAATTATACATTGGATGGATTGTTTTACGCAAGTAGATTAGCACAAAAAGTGGTTAGAAACGTAGAATTTGTGACAGCATCTTTATTAGTATCTGCATCTTACGCATTGATGAGAAATAATAAATTATTTATCCAATCGGAATCCGTAGAATATGTTGATTCTTCTTGGGTTGGATTGGATTATAATAAAGAAAAGTGTAGAAGGGATGTTGGTCATTTAATTGATGCAGTTTCAACTGACCTTTTATATGGTGGAAACGAAAGAAGTGCGATAGCTGGGGAATACTATTTCAAATACCCATCAGAAGCTACAACGGGTTCTCAATTAGACCCAACGGTAGATGCTATTGATTACGCAAGTGGTTTAGCAACTAAAGTAATTCAAAGTTTAACATTTGTAACCGCTTCTCAAATAGTATCGGCATCGGTTGGATTGTTGAGAGGAAATAGAAACTTCATACAGGAAGAAACAATGGCATACTTAACTGCTAGTTGGAGTACTTTTGATTATGATAAAGTAAAATGTAGAAGGGATGTTGGATACATCATTGATGGTGTAGCAACTGATTTACTATATGGTGGAAACGAAAGAAGTGTAATGAGTGGTGAGTTCTATTATAGATACCCATCAAAGGCAATACTATTGGGTGATGGTGATGGAGCTGGACAATTAAAACAAACTGTTGATGGTATAAACTACGCAAGTAGAGTAGCACAAAAAGTTGTTAAGAATATTGAATTCATAACCGCATCATTACAAGCTTCAGCATCATTTGATTTATTGAGAAAAAATAAATCATTTATAGCAGCGGAAACAATAGCTTATGTATCTTCATCTTGGAGTACTGTTTATTATAATCAAGCTTCTTGTTCTCGTGATGTTGGATACCTAATAGATGCAGCAGCAACTGATGTACTTTATGGTGGTAAAGAAAGAAGCGTAATAGCAGGAAACTTCTATTATCTATTCCCATCTAAAGCAACAAATGCTGGAGTACCTTCTGAACAAAATCAATTAGACCCTACAATTACTGGTGTACGATATGCTGGAAGATTGGCAACTAAAGTTGTAGTAAATCCAAAATTTGTAGAAGCTTCTGGTTCTGCAATTGGTGGTAGTAAGTTACTACAATTAAATAAATCTTTAATTCAAAAAGAAACTATAACATTCTTAAGTTCTTCTTGGAGTACTTTACAATACAACGAAGCAAGTTGTTCTCGTGACGTAGGATTTATTATAGATGCGGTTAGAACTGACTTAGTTTATGGTGGTAATGAAAGAAGTATTGAAGCAGGTTCATACTACTACAAAATTCCTTCGGTAGCAATTAAAGAATCTTATACTGATAACGGTGGTGTTGGACAGAAAAAACAAACTGTTGATGGTGTAAACTACGCAGGAGGTATATCTGAAAAGATTGTAGCACAAAAACAATTGTTAAGACCTGGTACCAAACGAATTGAAGCTACTAATAGATTAAGAGGAGCTAAAGAGGAATTAAAACAAAGAGCAATTGGATACACAAACGGAGCATTCCCTTACTTAGTTTATAACGAAGCAAGTTGTTCTCGTGATACCGGATTAATTGTGGATGCTTGTTGTACTGATTTATTCTATGGTGGAAACGAAAGAGCAATCGCAGCAGCATCATCATATTATACAGGACAATACGGAAATGCAGATGAGGTAATATTTAAACAAAGACTAGAAACTCTTGAAACTAATAGATATTTAAGAACTAGAGCAGAGTTTATAGCAGCTGGAGCACCTGTTGAATCATTTGGTTCTCTAATTGTGGCAACTGGTATTGACTACTCTTATAATGGTAGTGGTGTGACATTTAAAGCACTTCCTCCAAATCAGGGTGGTAGTGGTGTTGCTAATCCAGCATTTGAAATTACCGAATTGGGTGGTGGTAGAATCTTCTTTACCTCTGGTAACCAAGATGGTGACTTTAGAATTGGTACTGGTTTAAGTATTAATCAGGCAACTGGTACTCTTGTGGGTAGAACATTTAGTAAATCTCTATTCTCATTAGTAACTCCGTTCTCATTGGCACTACAAATATAAAAAAAGAAAATAAAAGATAAAATAAAATGGCAGAAGTTTTTGTACCACTAAATCGATTCCAGTCAGTTGTAACAAATCTGACTGGTGAAGAAGATGAAATATATATAACACCTTTAGGTGTATCATCAATTGTGCTATCAGCTCAAATTACAAATAATAGTTTGGTTACACAACCTGTAACTATTTTTGTAACATCAAATAGAGAATTACCTGTACCATCATTTGAAGGTCTTTATATTGGTTCTTCTTTTTATACTGGTTCTACATCTTTAGAAAATTTTAGTGGAAGTTTTGATAGCGCATCTGCACTTCTTACTTTGAATAGACAATTTATTCGTAAAGAAGTGGCAGCATACACATCATTTCAAAATAATTTGCAAGAAACTCCATTTACTTTTGTATCTTCTCGTTTTGAAGATTATGCATTAGGAGCAACTGATGCAGTTGCATACGATATAGCAAATTCAAAAACAATTAGAACGGATAAAGAGGCTAAAAATTATTTTTCAAAAAATGGTGTTAATACTATTAAAACTTTTTACGATGAAGAATATTCATCATCTTTATTTGCTTTAGATTATATCGGAAAATTAGCAGGACAAATTATAAAAAATCAATCAGTAACAGGTTCATCTGAAATTGGTAGATTATATCAAACAGCAGTAACTCAATCATTTAATTCAACGCTTGCTATAAGCGGTTCTGCATGGAGTGGTTCTAATTTTGTTATAACGGAATTATTGGGTGTTATAAGAGATACAATAGAAAATCCTAATTTGGTAGCACAACCACCCATAAAATTGGTAACAAATGTAACTATACCATCTGCTGACTCACTTTCACCTGTTGTAAGTGGTAAATTGGTGTTAGAAGAAGGATATGGATTCATTGTATCGGGTTCAACTGACTTAAGTGTGATTCTTTCTTTACTTGAAAGTGCAAATGAATAACGATATTATCATTGGGTAATATTTATAAGGGATTCATTATATTTATAAAAAAGCTGGAAAGTAACGAATGGCAATTAGTAATCTATTAACAGGAAGGGTAAGGGTAGTTTCACCTAAAAATGTAACATCGGAAAGGTATCAGTTTTTGGATTTATCCCAAGCTGAACCAAATTTAGGTGTCCCAAATTTCTCCGCATCACTTTCTGGTTCTCCAGCTATTGTAGTATCGGATGACCAGGGTAATAGAGCATTTGTACGAAGTTTGGACTTAGATAGAGCAACTGGAGCATTTACAGGCTCATTTACTGGTTCATTTACTGGTTCTTATTTTGGAGATGGTTCTCAATTATTTAATTTACCTGGAGCAACATTTATAGCAAGTGGTTCGGCAACAGCATCATTTCAACAAGGTGATTTATTAATTAACACAAACACTAGAGTTCAGGGTGACCTTTACGTTGATGATACAATTTATGCAGAAAGTTTAATTGTAAGTTATATATCATCTTCGGTAATATATTCATCTGGTTCAAACGTTTTTGGTGATAATTATAATGATACGCAACAATTTACTGGTTCTGTATTAGTTAGTTCATCTATTATTGTAAATGATATAACTGCATCTCAATCAATTAGTGGTTCATTCACGGGTTCTTTCTTTGGAGATGGTAGAGATATATTCAATTTACCACAAGCTACTAGATTAGTAACAGGTTCGGTAACGGCATCAGTAACACCCGAAGATGGATTTAAAGTAGTTTCAATTGATAGTGGTTCAACTTTTACTGGTTCTCTTTTTGTAAGTGGAAATATGACCATACCGTCTGGTAGTGGTTTCTTTAGTGGTAGTGGTGAGGGATTATTCAATATTCCATTATCTGCACTTAATATAGACTCATTAGTAGCTAGTAGAATTGCAAGTGGTAGCGTTACGGCATCAGTTTCTCCAACCGAAGGATTTAAAGTATTATCGGTTGCAAGTGGTTCAACTTTCACTGGTTCTCTTTTTGTAAGTGGAAACGTTGTAATACCATCTGGTAGTGGATTCTTTAGTGGTAGTGGTGAAGGATTATTTAACATACCTTTATCTGCACTTAATATTGATTCGTTGGTATCAACTGAATTGGCAAGTGGTAGTGTAACGGCATCCGTTTCACCTGTATTTGGTTTTAGAGTTGCATCACAAGAAAGTGGTTCTCAATTTACTGGTTCGATTAATATAAGTGGAAGTTTATTTGTAAGTCCTTTTAGTGGTTCACTACAATTAGCATCTGGTTCAAATTACTATGGTGAGGGACAGTATTTAAGAAACATACCTCGTTCGGCATTAACTGAAGATGCATTAATATCAAATGAAATTAAATCTGGTTCGATAACGGCATCGGTATCTCCTGATTTTGGATTTAAAGTACAAACTCCATTTACAGGCTCACAAATTGGTTCTCAATTCACTGGAAGTGTTGATGTAAGTGGAAGTGTTAAAGCATTTACATTTATTGGAGATGGTTCTCAATTAACAAATGTACAAGCAGCAGCTGCACCTAGAATAGAATCTGGTTCGGTAACTGCGTCTGTTTCACCTAATTTTGGATTTAGAGTAGAATCTGCACAAAGCGGTTCTGAATTTACGGGTTCAATTGAAGTAAGTGGTTCTATATTCTTAAATTCGGGTTCTTTTTATTCTGGTAGTGGTGAAAGATTATTTAATATACCAAGAGCAGCTTTAACACCAGACGCTTTGTTGAGTGTTGAGATTAAAAGTGGTAGTGTAACTGCATCGGTTTCTCCTCAATTTGGATTTAGAGTTGAATCTGCGGATAGTGGTTCTGAATTTACTGGTAGTGTTGATATAAGCGGTTCTATATTCTTAAACTCTGGGTCTTTTTATTCTGGTAGTGGTAGGGGATTATTTGATATACCTCGTTCAGCACTTGCTCCTGATGCACTTATATCAAATTTAATTGCAAGTGGTTCGGTTACTGCATCAGTAACTCCTGATTTCGGATTTACAGTAGATTCATTAGAAAGTGGTTCTAGATTTACAGGTTCTCTTTTTGTAAGTGGAAATATTGAAATTCTTACTGGTTCATTTAGTGGTAGTGGTAAGAATTTAAGAGAAATTCCATTAACAGCTATACCTGATTTAGACCTTTCAAAAATTGGTAGTGGTTCGGTAACAGCATCGATTAGACCTAATGAAGGATTTAGAGTAAATACATTCTCTACATTTACTGGTAGTATGCTAATATCGGCATCGGCTATATATCTACCAAGCGAATCAATACAAACTGTATTTAACGTAACTAATAGTGGAATTAGTCAGTATGTTTTTAGCGGAGCAGCTATTGGTACTAACCCAACATTAACTTTAGTAAGAGGTATTACTTATACCTTTAACGTAAATGCACCTGGTCATCCATTTTGGATTAAAACAATACAAACAACTGGTACTGGAGATGCATATAGTACTGGTGTAACAAATAATGGTGATGATGTTGGTGTAATTACATTTACACCAGCCAACGATTCACCATCACGATTATATTATATTTGTCAAAATCATTCAGCGATGAATGGTGTGATTGATATAGTAGATGGTATATTACAAAGAGGTCCTGATGTTACAATTAGTGGTAGTTTATTCGTAAGTGATAGAATTGTAGCAAGAGAAGTAACGGCATCAATAAGTGCATCTTATATTCAAGGTGATGGTGCTGGATTATTTAATATACCACGTTCGGCATTCACTGGTGATTCATTTAGAATCGCATCTGGTTCTGTAACTGCATCTGTTTCTCCTGTATTTGGATTTAAAGTAGAATCTACTGAAAGAGGTTCTGAACTTTCTGGAAGTGTTAAAGTAAGTGGTTCAATCGTTGCATCATCTGTAACGGCTGTATCAATGAGTGCATTTGATATAAGTGGTTCTTTCCAGGGTGATGGTAGTAGATTAACCAATATTGTAATTCCACCATTGGAAACTACACAAATAGCTAGTGGTTCGGTAACCGCATCGGCTATACCTGATAAAGGATTTGTTGTATTTTCACCAACCAATGGTTCACAATTTACAGGTTCTATTTTTATAAGTGGTAGTAGAGGTGTTGAACTTACGTCTGGTTCATCTTTTAGTGGTAGTGGTGCTAGGTTATTCGATATTCCTAGAACTGCATTGGCGCCGGACGCATTGGATACAAATAGAATTCTTTCTGGTTCGGTAACAGCATCGGTAACTCCTGATTTTGGATTTAGAGTTCAATCAACTGAAAAGGGTTCACAATTTAGTGGTTCATTATTCCTAAGTGGGTCTGTATTTTTAAGAACTGGTTCATTTAGTGGTAGTGGTAGACAATTATTTGATATACCAGTAGCTGCACTTTCTGATTTAGATACATCAAAAATATTTAGTGGTTCTGTAACTGCATCTGTATCTCCAAACTTTGGATTTGTAGTAACATCAGTAGCAAGCGGTTCTACAATTAACGGAAGTTTAGTAGTAAGTGGAAGTACTAGATTTAGAATGGGAGTATCCGCATCAGTATTTAGTGGTAGTGGTGCTGGTTTAACCGATATTCCATTTTCAGCACTTTCTCAAGAATTATTTAGAATCGCAAGTGGTTCTGTAACAGCTTCGGCATTGCCTGATAGAGGTTTTGTAGTTGAATCTGAATTGGTAGGTTCTGAATTTACTGGTAGTGTTGATATAAGTGGTAGTTTAATAATAACGGCAACTTCAGGCGCATTGGTATTAGGTTCATCATCCGCATACTATGGTGAAGGTACTTATTTAAGAAATATTCCTAGAAATGCTCTTAGTGAAGATGCATTAATATCAACTGAAATCAAATCAGGTTCAGTAACGGCATCGGTATCACCTAACTTTGGATTTGTAGTAAAATCGGCAGAAAGCGGTTCTGAATTTACTGGTTCGATTGATGTAAGTGGAAGTGTAACTGTAAAGAGTGGTTCATTCTTTATTGGTGATGGTAGATTCCTTAACAATATTACACTTGCTAACTTAGCAATTGATTCAACAAAAATATTTAGTGGAAGTGCAACTGCATCAATATCACCGAGCGAAGGATTTAAAGTAAATACTCATTCTAGATTTGATGGTAGTTTTATAGTATCATCATCAACAAGACCTACTCCTGATTATTTGTTAAATACTACATTTTTAGTAACAAATGATGGAAGTAGTGCTTATAATATAAGTGATACAATAATAAGTGGTTCTAATCCAACAATAACTTTAGTAAAAGGAGTAACTTATACTTTCAATGTAAATGCATCTGGACATCCATTCTACATTAAGACAGTAAATTCAATTGGAACTGCAAACGCATATAATACTGGTGTAACAAATAATGGTGATGATGTTGGGGTAATAATTTTTACACCACCATCTGATGCACCTAACGTATTATATTATAACTGCCAACTACATTCATCTATGTTTGGTGTGATTAATATAGTTGATGAAATCACAACACCAGCAACAATCCAATTTATTGGAAATACTAAAATAGAAGGTAATTTAACGGCATCTATGTTTAGCGGTAGTGGTAGAGGGTTATTTGATATACCTCGTTCTGCCATAACAGAAGATTCGGTTAGAATAGCAAGTGGTAGTGTAACTGCGTCTGTATCACCTGAAAGTGGATTTTTAGTTGAGTCTGTTATTAGTGGTTCTACGTTTAGTGGTAGTGTTGTTGTATCGGGTAGTATGTTCTTGAACTTTACGTCTGGTGCACTTTATATAGATTCATCCTCTGGACTTTATTCGGATGGACAATTCTTAAGAAACATACCTAGGTCAGCATTAACTGAAGATGCGTTAATATCTACTGAAATTAAGAGCGGTAGCGTAACAGCATCAGTAGCACCTGATTATGGATTTAGAGTAATAACCGATTCAACTTCATCAATTGATGAATTTGGTGTATATACTACACAAATTGGTTCTAGATTTACTGGTAGTGTTGATGTAAGTGGTAGTTTATTTATAAATGAAGTTAGTGGAGCAATATATTTACAATCATCTTCAAATTATTATGGTGAAGGTAGGTATCTAAGAAATATACCTAGGTCAGCACTAACGGAAGATGCACTTATTAGTACTGAAATAAAATCAGGTTCAGTAACCGCATCGGTAACACCTGATGAAGGATTTAGAGTTATTACTGATAGAACTGGTTCACAAATTGGTTCTCAATTTACTGGTTCTGTTAATATAAGTGGTTCTCTTATTTCAGATGATGTAACTGCTAGAGGGTTCTTCTTTGGAGATGGTAGATTTATTACCAATGTACAAGCGGCAGCAGCACCTTTAATAGCTAGTGGTTCAGCAACCGCATCAGTAGCAAGTGGAGAATCATTTGTAGTAATAACCTCAAAAACAGGTTCGCAAATTGGTTCTGAATTTACTGGTTCGATTGGAGTAAGTGGTTCGGTTTCCGCATTTGATGTAACATCAACTGGATTCTTTTTTGGTGATGGTAGATTTATCACTAATGTAGTAGCAACCGCAGCACCATTCATAGCTAGTGGTTCAGCAACGGCATCGGTAGCAAACGGATTTGATTTTAGAGTAATAACTGCAGCAACTGGTTCGGAAGTTGGTTCTGAATTTACTGGTTCGGTTTCTGTAAGTGGTTCATTGACCGCTGATGATTTAACGGCAAGAGGATTCCTTTTTGGTGATGGTAGATTCATTACCAATGTACAAGCAGCAGCAGCTCCGTTGATAGCAAGTGGTTCGGCAACTGCATCCGTACAAAGCGGTGATACTTTTAGAGTAGTAACTGCACCTTTATCTGGTTCATATCGTTCTCAATTCACATCATCCGTAGCAATTAGTGGTTCAATAACTGCATCTATTTACTTTGGTGATGGTGGCGGATTATTTAACATTCCACCTGATGCGATTGAAAATTTAGAGTTAGCTAAAATTAACTCTGGGTCTGGATTTGCACAAATTGACCCTACTAAGTTAGAAGTAAACGTACCAATAACAGCATCTCGTTACGATGGAGATGGTAGTGGATTATTTAACATTCCACCTGAAGCGTTGGATGACCTTAAGATTGATAGAATTCAATCTGGTTCGTTTGAAGCCGTAATTTCTCCAAATAGAGGATTGGAAATTGGAACTAGAACATTCGTGTCTGGTAACTTAAGTGTTAGTGGTGGATTATTTGTGACTGGTGGAAATGTAACTGTATCTTCTGGTTCATCGTTTATTGGTGATGGTAGTGGTTTGACAAATATTAATATTGCAAACTTATCATTTGAAACATCTTTATTACAATCAGGTTCGGCAATAGCTAGAATATCTCCAAATTTTGGATTTGTAGTAAATACATCATCTTTGATTGATGGTAATTTAGTAGTATCAAATAAAATAACTGCAAGTAATTTAATATTTGCACCATTATTTACTGGTTCTTTCTTAGGTACTTATAATTTCCAAGGAGTAGGTCCTACCGCATCCGCAGAATATGATATTTTAAGATTTGATACTGATAGAGGATATTTTGTACCTCAACCTGAAACATCATTAACTGAAACTGTATCATTCAATAGTGTAAGCGATTTAACTATCGTACACAACTTGGGAATTAGATACCCAATGGTACAGGTATATGCAACTGGTTCTGAAGACCAATTATTGCCTGGTCAAATTATTTCAATTGATGATGACACAATCCAAATTAAATTTGCTGGATTAACATCTGGACATGTTGTAATTGGTAGTGGTGGTTCTCTAATTAATGGAACAATAAATGGTGATAGAGTATTTGGACCAGTACTATCAGCATCTTATGCAGTAACTGCGGAATTTGCAAAAACTGTAGCTGGATTTGATTCGGCATCATTAGCAAATTTATCAGCATCATTGAGTGATACTGCTCAATATGTAAGAAATAATCAAACATCATCAATGTCTGTATTTAGTGCAGTAAGTTCTTCTTACGCATTAACTGCATCTTATATTGAAAATTTAAGTGGATTAAATCTAACTGATTATGTAAGAAATGATAGAACATCATCAATGACAGTTTTATCAGCATCATTCGCTAGAACGGCATCTTACGCATTATTCGCACAAAATGCATCAAATGTAGATACAACAAACTTTGTTCAGAATTCACAAACTGCATCAATGTTGGTTGGTACTGCTTCATTAGCATATACTGCATCTTACGCTCTTTACGCTCTAAATGCGGAAGGAGTAAATACGGCATCATTCTTACAAGTAAATAAAGACAGTAGTATTAACGCAAACTTAACTGTTAGTGGAAGTTTGGGAGTTAGTGGTAGTTTATTATTACAAAGTTTACAAACTGGTTCATCCGAAGATGTTGTAATTTGGAATAGTGTAACAAAGAAATTAGAAAGAAGAAATATAGTAGCGGCAGTTGGTTCTTCTGGAACTGGTGGTACTTCTGGGTTAGATGGTACTGCTGGTTCATCTGGTTCTTCTGGAACTAGCGGAACATCTGGTTCTTCTGGAACAAGTGGTACTTCTGGTTCTGCTGGAAGTAGTGGAAGTAGTGGTACAAGCGGACAAGATGGTTCTTCTGGTTCTTCTGGAAGTAGCGGTAGTAGTGGTTCGAGTGGTAGCAGTGGTTCTTCTGGAAGTAGTGGAAGTAGTGGTTCAAGCGGTAGCAGTGGAACAAGCGGTAGTAGTGGAACGAGTGGTAGTAGTGGAACGAGTGGTACAACTGGTTCAAGTGGTACTTCTGGTAGCAGTGGTACTTCTGGTAGTAGTGGTTCAAGCGGTTCGAGTGGTAGCAGTGGTTCAAGCGGTACTACTGGGTCATCTGGCTCTTCTGGTTCATCAGGAAGTAGTGGAAGTAGTGGAAGTTCTGGAACAAGCGGTACATCTGGTACATCTGGTACATCAGGAACGTCTGGCACATCGGGAACTTCTGGAACATCTGGTTCAAGTGGAAGTGGTGGTTCATCGGGAACTTCTGGTACAAGCGGAACATCAGGAACATCAGGCTCTTCTGGTTCATCCGGCTCATCTGGTAGTGGTGGAACTTCTGGTAGTGGTGGAACAAGTGGTTCATCTGGAAGTGGTGGCACAAGCGGAAGCGGTGGAACATCAGGAACTTCTGGTACAAGCGGAAGTGGCGGAACTTCTGGTTCAAGCGGAAGTGGAGGAACTTCTGGTAGTGGTGGAACGACTGGTTCTGCTGGTACATCAGGAACTTCTGGGTCTTCAGCAACAGCTGGTACTGGTGGTACATCTGGTACTTCTGGAACAAGCGGAACTTCTGGAACAAGCGGAAGTGGAGGTACATCGGGCACAAGCGGAAGTGGTGGTACATCGGGTACTTCTGGTAGTGATGGTTTGAGTGGAACTTCGGGAACTTCTGGTACGTCTGGTACAAGTGGTAGTGGTGGTACATCGGGAACTTCTGGTACAAGTGGCACAACGGGCTCGGCAGGTACATCAGGAACTTCTGGTTCATCTGGAAGTAGTGGTACATCGGGTACAAGTGGTGAAGATGGAACTTCTGGAACTAGTGGAAGTAGTGGAAGTAGTGGAACATCAGGTACAACAGGTAGTAGCGGAACTTCTGGTTCTTCTGGAACATCTGGGTCATCTGGAAGTAGTGGTTCTTCTGGAAGTAGTGGTACTTCTGGTACTACGGGTTCAAGCGGTACTTCTGGAACTAGCGGTACGTCTGGTACAAGCGGAACGGATGGTACAAGTGGTACATCTGGGTCAAGCGGTAGTAGTGGTACTTCTGGTACAACAGGTTCATCTGGGTCAAGCGGTAGCAGCGGTACATCGGGTACAAGCGGAACGGATGGTACAAGTGGTACATCTGGTTCTGCTGGAAGTAGTGGAACATCCGGAACAAATGGTTCGGCTGGAACATCAGGTTCGTCTGGTTCAAGTGGTACATCTGGAACTGATGGTACAAGTGGTTCAAGTGGTTCTTCGGGAACTTCTGGTTCAACTGGAACTGATGGAACTTCTGGAACAACAGGTTCTGATGGAACTTCTGGAACAAGTGGTTCTGATGGTAGCAGTGGAACAAGCGGAACTTCTGGAACAAGCGGAACTTCTGGTTCAACTGGAACTGATGGAACTTCTGGAACAACAGGTTCTTCTGGAACTTCGGGAATAGATGGTACATCTGGAAGTAGTGGTACAAATGGAACTACTGGTACTGCTGGTAGTAGTGGTACAAGTGGTACGCAAGGAACGTCTGGTTCTGATGGTACTTCTGGTTCATCTGGAACAAGTGGTTTGGATGGTACATATTTTGGTAGTAGTGGAACAAGCGGAAGTTCAGGAAGTAGTGGTACTTCAGGCACAAGCGGTACTTCAGGAACAAGCGGAACTTCTGGATTGGATGGAACTTTCTTTGGTAGTAGTGGTACTTCTGGTAGTGAAGGTTCTTCTGGAACTTCTGGTAGTGGAGGTTCTTCTGGAACTTCTGGTTCAACTGGTACTGGAGGAACTTCGGGAACAACTGGTACATCTGGTTCTTCTGGATTAAATGGTACATTCTTTGGTACAAACGGAACAAGCGGAACTTCTGGGACAAGTGGAACAAGTGGTTCATCGGGTTCAACTGGTACAGCTGGTTCATCGGGTACTTCTGGTATATCTGGTAGTTCTGGATTGGATGGAACGTTCTTTGGTTCTTCTGGAACGTCAGGAACTTCTGGTTCTAATGGAACTTCTGGTTCAACTGGTACTGCTGGTTCAAGCGGAAGTAGTGGTACATCTGGTACTTCTGGATTGGATGGAACTTTCTTCGGTTCAAGTGGAAGTAGTGGTAGTGCTGGTTCATCAGGAACTTCTGGTGCTGGTTCAAGTGGTAGCAGTGGTTCTTCTGGAAGTAGTGGTACAAGTGGTTTAGATGGTACATTATTTGGTTCAAGCGGAAGTAGTGGTTCATCGGGAACTTCTGGAGCCGGAACTTCTGGTAGTAGTGGTAGTACGGGTTCGTCTGGTTCAGCTGGTACTTCTGGTTTAGATGGTACATTCTTTGGAAGTAGTGGTACAAGTGGATTGTCTGGTACTAATGGAAGTACAGGAACTGCTGGTTCTTCTGGTACTTCTGGTATTAGTGGTACAAATGGTACTTCTGGAACTTCTGGTTTTGATGGTACATTCTTTGGAAGTAGTGGTACATCGGGTAGTTCTGGAACAAGCGGAACTTCTGGTTCAACTGGTACTGATGGTACAACAGGTTCAGCAGGTACTTCTGGTATTTCTGGAACAAGTGGATTTGACGGTACATTCTTTGGTTCATCAGGAACTTCTGGTACTTCTGGTACTTCTGGTTCAACTGGTACTGCTGGTTCTTCTGGTTCAACTGGTACTGATGGTACTTCTGGTATTTCTGGAACAAGTGGATTTGACGGTACATATTTTGGTTCGTCTGGAACATCAGGAACTTCTGGTTCTAATGGAACTTCTGGTTCAACTGGTACTGATGGAACTTCTGGTTCAACTGGTACAAATGGAACAAGTGGAAGTAGCGGTTTAAATGGTACATTCTTTGGAAGTAGTGGTACTAGTGGAGCTAATGGTTCTACTGGAGTAGCTGGTACTTCTGGTACTTCTGGTACAACACCTCCAAACTTTACGTCTGGAACTTCTGGAAGTGGAGGTACATCCGGCATAACAGGAACTTCTGGTACTTCTGGTACAACACCTCCAAACTTTACATCTGGAACAAGTGGAAGTTCCGGACAAACTGGTACTTCTGGTACTTCTGGTACAACTCCGCCTAACTTTACATCTGGAACAAGTGGAAGTGGTGGCACATCAGGACAAACTGGTACATCAGGAACTTCTGGTACAACACCTCCAAACTTTACGTCTGGAACTTCTGGTACAAATGGATTTAGTTTAAATGGTACAACCAATAATGGATTACTTACATATCAAGATGTTCCTGTTGCGGCTTTTGTTGAAAGTAATTTAACATTTGATGGTACTACTTTATCCATAACAGGAAACATAGTATCTTCTACACATATAACTTCAACTACATTTAGAGAAACTTATATTGATTTAGGAACTGGAACAAGCGCAACATTAGACCTATCAACAGCAAATAATTTTAGAAGACAATTTAGTGGTACATCTACATTAACATTCTCAAACCCACCTGCCTCAAATGCATTTGGATTTACATTTACAATGATAAACGCTGGTGGTTATTCAATAACTTGGCCTGCTAGTGTAGATTGGGTTAATGGAAGTGCTCCAATATTAACATCAATTGGTACTGATGTATTATCATTCTTTACATTTAATGGTGGTACAACTTATTACGGATTTGTAGTTGGAAAAAATATGAGTTAATAATTATAGTTATGAGTATAGCAAGAAAATTAATACCATCGGATTCAGCAGAAGTGTTTCCATTTGTATTTAGAATCCAAACAACAACAGCAAATACAGTATTTACTGTACCTTTGGTTGATTTTGGATTACTAAAACCAAATCTTACGATAAGTTGGGGTGATGGTACATCATCTCCTTTGATAACATCATCATCTTCTACCGATAGAATCAAAACATACACAACACCGGGTACATATACTATTACTATTAGTGGATTTATGCCAGGATTTTCGGTAAATAATAATATTAATATTAGAAATCTTATTATCGAATTAGTACAATGGGGAATTGTTGGATTAAGAACTATAAATTTTTATGGTTGTCAAAATTTAACATCTATTCCTGGTAGTGCAACTCTTGATGATGTTGGTGGATATACTGGATTAGCAGAAGTTGTAAATTTCAACTCATTTTTTCAAGCAACTAGATTAGCAAATATACCAGCTGACCTTTTTGATTATTCACCAAATGCTACAACGTTTTCAAATACATTCGCATCGATATTAACATTGACAAGCGTACCAACTGGATTATTTGATAACGTACCTTCTGCAACTACATTTGCATCTTGTTTCTTTGCATGCACCGCACTTACTTCAGTACCATCAACATTGTTTGACCAAAATATAAACGCATCAAACTTTTCTGGTACTTTTAGAAATTGTAGAGCACTTACAAATGTATTACAATTTACAAATAATGTAAACGCATTGATTTTTAATAACTGCTATAATATGAGTTCTACAACAAATGCACTTACAGGCACAGCACCTGAATTATGGAATAGAACCCCAACACCTTCTGGAACTGATTGTTTTAATAATTGTGTTAATTTAACAAATTTCGCAACAATACCTGCAAACTTTAAGTAATATGTATTTAAGAATTATAGATGAAACGATAAATTATCCTTATACTATTAAGGAATTGAGAGAAGCCTATCCTAATGTAAGTTTACCTGCTGAATTATCGGATGAAATGTTGGCAGATTGGGATGTGTATGTGGTTACTCCAACTACAATGCCAAATGATTATACAAAAAATATTACCGAAGGAACTCCTGTTTTGACGGATGGTGTATATTATCAAAATTGGATTCAAATAAATGCAACCGAATCTGAAATAAATTATAGATTAGAAAACCAATGGGAAGAAGTAAGAATAATTAGAAATGAATTACTTAAAGAATCTGATTGGACTCAATTAAATGATATTTCTCAAACAATAAAAGATTTGTGGAGTACTTATAGACAAGAATTGAGAGATGTAACGAATCAGCAAAATCCGTTTAATATAGAATGGCCTGTAAAACCCTAAAAGATATGGAAGTTTATATTTATACCTATAACAAAATAGTTAAGGTAAAATGGTAATACACAATCCTATATTTTCGGGTTCTATAATTCAAGATAGAAATAATGCTTTTGCGGATTTAAGTGGTTCGTTTACTGGTTCTTTAACTGGTTCATTTAAAGGTACAATTGATGTTCAACAAGCATCATTTGCAAATTTAAGTATAACTAATAAATTATCGGTAAGTGGTTCTTTAATAATGACCGGTTCTATGAATTTGAATGCCGGTGGATATTTAGTAGATGGGGTGAATGTATTAGATTCAGCTATCGCATTTGCAATAGCGTTGGGATAAAAAAATAAAAAAAAATGGCAAACGCATTTAAAAATAGTATAGCAAGTTCAATTGGAACAACTGGTGTGCCGGTTTACACAACACCAGCAAATACATCAACAACGGTAATTGGTGTTGGTGTGGCAAACGTAAATACAAACAATATTTCGGTTAGTGTAATGGTGAGAGATGTATCTGCAAATAAAGTTGCATACGTTGTTAAAGATGCGTTGATAGTGCCTGGTAGTTCTAATGTGTTGGTTGGTGGTGAACAAAAGTTAGTTTTAGAAAGTGGAGATTTTCTTTCGGTAACATCATCATTAGCTAATTCGGCAGATGTAATTGTTTCGGTATTGGAGATAACATAAAAGTTTTAATGAATGGAATATTTGGGTAAAAGTCCTAATGGGTTAAATCAACTAAGTTCATCCTTAGTTGGTTTGTTTGTAAGTGGTAGTAATATAGCACAATTTTCATCAGCATCAGTAAATGTTGTTGGTAGTGTTACTGCTTCTGGAATACAAGCATACGAAATAGATTCTTTTGGAAACTTACCATTGGAAATAAAATCTAATACTCAAATAACTGGGTCTTTAGCTGTATCATCTTCAATAACCGCATCTTTATTTAGAGGTGATGGTGCCGGATTGTTTAATATATCAGCCACATCTATTGGTGATATTGATAAAATAAAATCAGGTTCAGCAACTGCAATAATTTCACCAAATAAAGGGTTGGTAGTAAATGTACCAACTTCAATTGATGGTGTATTGGCAGTAAACGGAAATTCAAACATAACTGGTTCAGTTGTAATAAGCCAAAACTTAAATGTGGCTGGAAAAATTACAACAACTGAATTACATACAACATTTATATCATCTTCAGTAATATTCTCATCTGGTTCAAATAAATTTGGTGACAACGTTATTGATAGACAAGAAATAACTGGTTCTTTAAACGTAAGTGGTTCTATATTTGTAGGCGGAAATACAATACCAACCGATAATACAACAAATGAGGTGTTGGTGTTGAATACTACAACTGGTAGAATTAGTAGAAGATTTGCAGCAGCAACTTCTGGTACATCAGGAACTTCTGGCACATCAGGAACTTCTGGAACATCAGGAACTTCTGGAACATCAGGAACTTCTGGCACATCGGGAACTTCTGGAACAAGCGGAACTTCTGGTACATCAGGAACTTCTGGTACATCAGGAACTTCTGGTACATCGGGAACTTCTGGTACATCGGGAACTTCTGGAACATCAGGAACTTCTGGTACAAGTGGAACATCGGGTTCTTCTGGTACTCGTGGAACAAGCGGAACTTCTGGAACATCAGGAACTTCTGGCACATCGGGAACTTCTGGTACAAGTGGTACATCTGGTTCTAGTGGAACAAGCGGAGCTAGTGGTAGTAGTGGTAGTAGTGGAACATCTGGAACTTCTGGCACAAGCGGTACATCTGGAACTTCGGGTATAAGTGGTAGTAGTGGAACGAGTGGAAGTAGTGGAACAAGTGGTTCTTCTGGAAGTAGTGGAACGAGTGGAAGTAGTGGAACAAGTGGTTCATCGGGAACTTCTGGTATAAGTGGTACATCAGGAACTTCTGGTATAAGTGGTACATCAGGAACTTCTGGTACATCGGGAATAAGTGGAAGTGCTGGTACGTCTGGTACAAGTGGTATAAGTGGTACATCGGGAACTTCTGGTACATCAGGAACAAGTGGAACATCGGGAACTTCTGGATTAACTGGAGCCGGTGGTGGTACTGGAAGTTCTGGTTCAAGTGGTTCTTCTGGAACTTCAGGAACATCTGGAACAAGCGGAACATCAGGAACTTCTGGGACTAGTGGTATAGGTGGAGCAAGTGGTACTAGCGGAACATCAGGAACTTCTGGGACTAGTGGTACATCGGGTATAAATGGAAGTAGTGGAACATCCGGTACACGTGGAACTTCTGGTACAAGCGGAGCTAGTGGAACTGGTGGTACTTCTGGTACATCAGGAACTTCTGGGACTAGTGGTACATCTGGTACATCGGGTACTTCTGGTACTTCTGGTACTTCTGGTTCACGTGGAACTTCTGGAACAAGTGGAGCCAGCGGAAGTGCAGGTTCATCGGGAACTTCTGGAACAAGTGGCACATCCGGAACTTCGGGTATAAGTGGTTCATCGGGAACTTCTGGTACATCAGGAACTTCTGGTACATCAGGAACTTCTGGTAGTCGTGGTACAAGCGGAACTTCTGGCACAAGTGGAGTAAGTGGAAGTGCCGGTACAAGTGGTACTTCTGGTACAAGCGGAACATCGGGAACATCTGGAACATCGGGAACTTCTGGAACATCTGGAACTTCTGGAACATCTGGAACTTCTGGAACATCGGGAACTTCTGGAACATCAGGAGTAAGTGGTTCATCAGGAACTTCTGGTACAAGTGGAACATCGGGAACTTCTGGAACAAGCGGTACGTCTGGAACATCAGGAACTTCTGGAACAAGTGGTGTAAGTGGTTCATCGGGAACTTCTGGTACATCGGGAACAAGCGGTACATCAGGAACAAGCGGTACATCAGGAACAAGAGGAACTTCTGGTACAAGCGGAACTTCTGGTACGAGCGGAACATCCGGTACATCAGGAACATCTGGAACAAGTGGTTCATCTGGAACGCGTGGGACTTCTGGAACTTCTGGAACTTCTGGTACATCAGGAACTTCTGGAACAAGCGGAAGTAGTGGTTCATCTGGATTACTATCATTAACTGGTACAACTGATAATGGTGTAATCACATTAAATGGAACTGCACCAAACGCAACTGTTGAAGCAAACTTAAAATTCGATGGTAGTACATTGACAGTAACGGGGGATGCTACAATTAGTGGTAACTTAACTGTAAGTGGTACAACAACTACAATTAATACCGAAACAATCCTATTAGCGGATAATATTATAACTCTTAACTCAAACTTCACATCTGGAGCACCAACTGAAAATGCTGGTATCGAAGTTAGGAGAGGTTCATCTGCAACTGTACAATTTTATTGGGATGAAACCAATGATAGATGGTATGCAGATAATACATTACAGGTTGTAGGCAACGTAATCCTTAGTGGTACAATAGATACTGGACAGGGAGCAACGGAAGTTCATTTAATGAATCAGAATCTTCGTACAACTGATAACGTAACACATGCTACAATTACAGCAACAAATGGTGTAAGTGTAACTGGTGGAAACCTTTCAGTAAGTGCTGGTAATATAACTATAAGTGGTACAATAGATACTGGACAAGGTGCAACCGAAGTTCATTTAATGAACCAAAACGTTAGAACTTCTGATAACGTACAATTTGCAACAGTAAACGCATCTAATTTTAGAGATGGTAATGGTGCATTCAACGTAAACTTAGGTAGTGGTGGTTCTGAAGGTAGAGGTTTAGTTGCTGGATATAGTGGTGGATGGTATGGTGGTATCGGGTATAACGTAAGACATACAGGTACATCTGGTACTTTAATAGCACCATTAACCGATACGGCAACATATCTTAATTTTAGTCAAGGATTTACTTTCTATAATGACCAAACAACTACTGCTGGTAGAACTATTGGTTGGACTCAAATCGGTAGATTAGATAGTGCAGGTACATTTACAATTCCTGGTAACTTAGTTGCGGCACAGGTAAATACTGGACAAGGTTTAACTGAAGTTCATTTAATGAACCAAAATGTTAGAACAACTGATAGTGTAACATTTGCTAATATAAGTGCTGCTAATACAACTGTTAATAATTTAATTTTACCACAAAATCCGGTAGGAACAACTTATGGAAATGGTGTATCAACAACACCACCATATATGATTTCCCAAACCGTTGGTGATAATGATGGTTGGCGAATTTTTGGTGAAACATCTACAACAAATGCCGTAAGAATGGTATTTGAATTGATTGATGATATTGAAACTGCATTTACTGACCAATGGGCGTTTAGAAATAAATTAACATACGGTGGTTATACTGCAAGAAATGAATTCCAAATATCAGGAGATGGAGATGCATTAGCTCGTACATCGATGAGGGCTCCAATTTTTTATGATAGTGATAATACTGGATATTATGGTAATTTTGCAGCAACATCCGAATTAAATGCCGCAAATCTATATGGAACTTGGGCTTGGAGAAATGGAGCACAACAAAACTTCTACACATCAGCTGGAAATTTAAGAGGATATATTCAGGCAACTGATACCGATGATGCACACTTCATTATAGCTACATCCGGTGGTGAAGATATATCATTTAGAGATGGTGGACTGGCGGGATCTGTGAATATGGTAATTAGAGGAAATGGTACGGTTCAGGCATACGATGATTTCAGAGCACCAATATTCTATGATTCGGCAGATACAACATATAGAATTGATGCAAATGGCACATCTGTTGTTGATATAATGGAATTTGGTGGTGATATATCAACTAACACTTCAAATGGTTCTAAAATGTTTGGTATGTTTATACCGGATGGTAAATATCAAACTCGTAATTGGCATGCTGGTGATGGTGGATATGTTTGGGGTGGAATGCAATATAGAACAGGATTATCGGATTCTCCAATTGGTTCATACGCACATAGCGGAAACTTTGCCGCTTGGGCAGGATGGAGACAAAACGGATGGGTGCCAATTGATAGAACAAAAACATATAAAGTTTCTGCTTGGATAAGAACAACATCTGGTAATCCATATTGCTATCTTTCATTTACGCAAGCTGGATTTGATTATTCTCAACCTGATAATGGTGGTTGGGGACAACCTTATTATTGGAGTGGTGTGGCACCATCTTCTTGGACAGAATACACAATGACTATTGGACCTGCTGGGTCTGGAGCTCAATATACTTGGTATTCATACGCAAGATTCATGCAGTTAGGCTTCCTACATAACTATTTGTATAGTGGATATAGTGGAAATGCGGAATTTGTAGGATTTAAAATTGAAGAAGTTGATAATACATTAGCTAATAATACTGTTGTATTAGGACCTATTTACGCAACTCAATTTATTGATAATAATGATGGTAGTTTCTTAGTTGACCCTAATGGTACTTCTAGACTTAGTGTTTTAACACTAACATCTACATTCAATTTACCAAACAACGCATTAGTATCAGTAAATAATGAGCCGGATACTTGGGGTGCTAGATTTAGAACAACAACATCTACATCAAACTTAGGTTCGGCACTTAAAAATATTATTTGGACAGGTGGGGGTAGTTCCGAAGGTTTTGCAGTTTCTGGAGTAGGAACTGGTGGATATGCATTAGAAGTAAGAAATGATGGTATAGCTTGGGCTAGGAGTTCATTTAGAGCACCTGAAATTTACGCTGACCGTTTTTATGATGATGATGGAACATTTGCATTTAGATTTGCACCAAATACTGGTGTATCTAGAGCGATAAACTTGGCAAGTAGTACATCAGACCCATCAAGTGTTGGTTCAGCATCTGGTATCACATCTGGACAAAGAAGTGATGGACAACCATACTATATGCTTTATGTACCATCTGCTTATAACAATGGATATAGTACACATACTCGTTTAAGATTAAATTGGCATACTGGTGTTGAAATAGGAGCTGACCCATCGTATGGTGGTACTAGATTCTTTAACGGAAACTTACCAATTTACGGAAGTGAAATAATGTCAATCGGTGCTGGTGATTCTAATATAAGAATTACAAACACTTTATTTGTTCCGTATATTGCAGATAGAGACAATACGGCATTCTATCTAAACCCTGCTGATACGGGAAATTCTATTAATATAGCAGGTTCATTACGAGCAGCTAATTATAATAAACCGGCTATTATGTCTGTGTCAAGCGGAACATCTTCAGCTGGGGCATCATTTGGAATTCAACAAGAAACGGCTGAAGGTTGGACAGGTATATTTGTAGATTATGAACCATATACTGGATGGGGATTCTACCATGATAATCCAAACAACCTATTTTCGTTTACTTCTGAAGGTTCAACTGGGCAAATTCGTTCATTTACTGTACCATCGAGAGTAAGTGGTAATAGAACGGCTTATGAGAAACTTAGAATTGACCAAAATAATGGTGATATAATTGTTGGTAGAGATGGTTATGCACAATCATCATTTAGAGCACCAATATTCTATGATAGTAACAACACAACATATTATATAGACCCTAATAGTAACTCTGTTATAAGAGGTAGATTGGATGTTCAGGCTGGACATGGTAATACAAATATAAGATTAACTGCAATAGGTGGGGAGATGGGTTCTGGTGTACAATCTACTATGCAGTGGTGGGTATCTGAACCGGGTGTAACTTGGAACGATGGTGGTTTTGGATATAACGTACAAAACGATGGTGGTTCTCCTTCTGGATTTGGTAGATTGAATACGGGATTAGGACAGGCTTACATGAGATTCAGTACAGCTGGGCATTTATATTTTTATAACACAAATACTTCTGGTACTAGATATTCTACTATGGATATGTATGCTAGTAATTACATATATGTTCATAACTATTTAGAAGCAGGTAGTTCATTAAGAGCACCAATATTCTACGATAGTAATAATACTGGATTTTATACTGACCAAGCATCTACATCTCGATACAATGAGATAAGAGCTAACAAAATGCGTGCTGATACCAATGGTGCTATGAGTGATGACCAGGGTTGGTGGACGCATGACCCGTATGGATATGGGTGGGGTAAACCACATGGTTCATTCCGTACATTGGAGGTATCTACATCTGGTAATTTCAGTACTGAACCAATGTTGTTCCGTATGCACCAGTGGGGTTCTGGAGCAGCAGAATTCTGGAAACCACAAGGTCTTACTCTTTTCTTGAGAGAAACTCCAATTGGTGGTAATATTAAGCACAGTAACTGGTTTACTCGTTTTTATGTACAAAGATACATTGAAACGGATGAATCAATGAGAGCGCCAATTTTCTACGATAGTGATAATACTGGATATTATGTAGACCCTACCGGCGAAACAAACTGGCAAGGATTAACTTTATATGCAAAAAATAGAATTGGTTTAGCCGCTAAGGAGCAGTATAGAAGAAGTGATTACACTGGTGATACTAACCACTGGACTGGTGCTAGAGGATGGGGTACTACTTCATTCAATGACCAAATGAACTGGGGTTCTGGTTGGGGTGATTCTTGGGGTAGTATTGGACAATCTCCTGGCGATACTTCTCATTATTTAACGGCACAAGTATATCACTATTCTTATTCTGGAGTTGGATATGGGTGGCAATTAACTGGTGGTGTTACTGATTCATTGTGGTGGAGACATAGCTGGCCATCTAATAGCGGTTGGTTCAAAATCGCAATGTATGATAATAATGCATCAGCGGGTGGTGCGTTATGGGCAGGTATATTTTATGATTCAAATGATAGTGGATATTATTTAGACCCAAATACTACATCAAATGCTGCATTAAGAATTAGAGGTGGTACATTACATGGACCTAACCCAAGTTGGGGAAAATATTTAGCAGTTGGTACAAACGGACATTGGACCGGTGGTTATGCTAGTGTTGCTGTAACCAATGGTAACCTTCACTTAGATTCTGAAGGTGGGTATGGTATGTACCTACAATGGTATGTTGGTGGTAGCACCTATGTAAATGGTGATATACGTGCAAACATATTCTATGATTTGCAAAACACCTCATATTATTGTGACCCTACTGGATATTCTCAATTTAGTAGTGGTGAGTTTAACAACTATATGAGAGCAGCTCGTATAGACTTCATTGGTACGGGTGGTAACTCTGGACAAGGTACAAATGCATACTCTATCTTCCAAGAAGGTGGTGGATGGGGTTATCCTTATCCGGATTTAAGAATTGCATACCATACTGGTATCAAATTAGGAGCAAACGGACCTTCTTATGAAGGAACAAGAGTTTACACCGATTATGATATGAGTGATTTAGCAATCCAATTGTGTGGACCATCAAACTATTCATTTAAGTATAAATGGATGTGGACAAATGATACTGGATATTATTCTAGTGTAAATGGGGCACACTGGTATCCAAATAACATCACCTATGGTGCTTGGAGAATGGATGGTAATCGAAATGGTTGGTATGGACACGTAATTGATTCGGCGTATTTACCTCACTATATGTGGGAGAGTGGTAATGGTGGAATATATTTACAAAATGCCGGAAGATGGGTATTATATCATTCATTGGGAAATAACTGTACCGGATTGGGTACATCAGCAACATCTGGCGCATACGGTATATATGTAGATAAAGGTGTTTACACTACTGGAAACGTTGTAGCTTACTCCGATAGACGTGCAAAAGAAAATATTGTAACTATTGATGATGCATTAAGTAAATTAATGCAATTAAGAGGTGTTTATTACAATAGAATAAAAGATGAAGATAAAGTAAGACAATTGGGTGTAATTGCACAAGAAGTTAATGAGATAGTTCCTGAAGTAGTAACTTATGCAGAAGATGTTGATGAATACGGAGTTGCTTATGGTAATTTAGCTGGATTATTTATAGAATCTATAAAAGACCAACAAGCAATTATTGATAAACAATCTGAAGAAATAAATTTATTAAAAGATGAATTACAAAAAATTAAAGATTTAATATTTAATACTAATAAAGGATAAATTATGGCACTCTTAAGAGATTACGAACTACCAGGAACTGGATTAATTGCACCAAATGCATATCATGTTGTAACAAATGTAAAGGTTGAAAAACGAATGGCGGATTTCAAACCACCAGTAGATAATTCAAGACCAGACGGCCTTACTGTAATGAACAGAACTTTAGAAACAGCAGTTCATTGGAAATCTGGATATATTGCTGAAATAGCAGTAACGATTTGGAAAGATAAAGAGGCAAGAGATACTGACGCAAATCCAATTGGATTTATAGGAAAAAATCCATCTGATAATAAATATGGCGTAAGTATTGGTACTGATGGTATGGACCATAAATGTGTATTTATTTTAGATGTGCCATCGGAATTAGACCATGTAGCACAAGCATATAGACATCTACTAACTACTGATTATTACAGTGGTTCTTTGGAAGTTTAAAAAATAAATTACATATATTTATAGAATATAAAACAAAATTATTATGGCATTAACATACGAATGGAAATTAACGGGTTTAAAAAAACAAAATGGTGAAAACTTAAATGATGTAGTTGTTGGTACAAATTGGAAGCTGACTGGCACAGACGAAGATGGATACCAAGGAACATTTAATGGAGCAACACCATTTAGTATAAGTTCAGTAAATCCAACAAATTTTACAGAATATAATTCATTGACAGAAGAACAAGTATTAGGTTGGGTAATGAATCATGTAAGTGGTTCATCTAACACAAATTACATGTCTCATATCAATGAAGTGATTTTAAGAGATATAAATTCTAAAAAATGGACTAGAATGGAAGTGATGGAAACCGATTTACCTTGGTCACCAACATCAGGAAGTTCAGTAACTCCAGAAATAAGTGGTTCGGCTCCTGTATAGTAGAATAGTTAAATTTTAAACTTTATAAATATCCAAAGCATTATATTATGTTTTGGATATTTTTGTTATATTTATATGTGTATTTCATAACTAGCAAATACAAACTTAAAATACAAATTGTAGAAATAAAATGGCAGAAAGAATCGTATCACCTGGCGTATTCACAAGAGAAAATGACCTTTCCTTCTTAGCGCAAGGAATTGGTGAAATTGGAGCAGCATTTATAGGACCTTTTAAGCAAGGACCTGCATTTGTTCCAACTATTGTTAGAACGCAATCAGAGTTTGAAGAAATCTTCGGAACTCCTGATGGAACTTATTATACTGAACACGCAGTACAAAACTATTTAAGAGAAGCTGGAACTGCTACCATCGTAAGAGTTGGTGGTATTGGTGGTTACACCCAAGTTGCACCTTTAGGTATTTTTGCTTCTGGTTCATCTAACCAAAGTTTAGGTACTAAACTAATTGGAGTATTATATTCAACGCAAGTTGGAGATGAAGGTGTTGGATTTGCATCATCAACAATAGTTAGTAACGATGCAACCGATGGTTCATTTGTAATTAATACATTGGCTGCAGGTGTAAACGTATCTGCATCTATTTTACCAACCGCTACTAACGATTTAGCAGATGTGTTTGGTGAATCTCCATTTGGTTCAAAGGCTGGTTATGCATACACTTACTTTGAAAATATTGCAGCTTTATATACTGGTTCTTTGGGAAACAATATTGTAGTATCTACTAATTCATTACCATCTCAAGTATATGGTGATATTAAAACTGCAAGAACTCCGTATGTTAAATCTCAATTAATTAGTGGTGAAAGATATGACCTTTTCCGTTTTGTAACTTTAGGACATGGTACATTATATAATACTAAATTTAAAATTGGTATCTCTAATGTAAAAGCAGCTGGTGAAGATGGTTCAACTGATTACGCAACATTTACTGTAACAGTTCGTTCATTTGTTGATACCGATAAGAGAAAGAGTGTTGTTGAAACATTTAACAATGTAAACTTAGACCCTGCTTCTCCAAACTATATTGCTAAAAGAATTGGTGATAGATGGAATGAAATTGCATCTGATGGAAAAATAACTGAAAATGGTGATTATACAAACAGATCAAAATTTGTAAGAGTTGAAATGGCACAAAATAGTGTTGGAAATCCAATTTCAGCAGCACCATTTGGACATGGAGCATATATAAACCCAATTACAGCAGATAATGATTCGGAGGCACAACAAATACCAGCGGTAGTTTATCAAACTGGTTCTCTAGTTAATACATCATCATCTCCAATATATTTTAGTGGATTTGATTTTGAAACAATTGGAGTGGCCGATGATAATAAACAATATTTAAAACCAATTCCTGAAAGTGCACAAATTGGAGCAAACCAAATATTTGCGTTTGATTCTAATGGTGGATTGAGCTTAGGAGCTCTTACAGGTTCTGCATCTACTGATATGGTTAAGAGACAATTCGTTCTTGGATTCCAAGAAGGTTTTGATGGATTGAACCCAACGGTAAAGGCTAATTTAGGTTTAGATATAGAAGCGGCAAACACACAAGGTTTCAACTGCGCAAATGCAGGAACAACAGGTACACAGGCATACACTAAAGCAATTAACGCTATATCAAACGCAGATGAATATGATATTAACTTAGTTGTAACTCCTGGTATCATCCGTTCTTTACACCCAACTATTACTAATAGAGTAATTGATATGGTTGAAGATAGACAAGATTGTTTCTATATTGCTGATTTTGTAGAAGCAGATGCATCTATAACTGAAGTAACTGAAAAAGCAAATGAAGTAGATTCTAACTATGTGGCAACATACTACCCTTGGATTAAGACGGTAGATGCTAATACAAACAAATTAATATCAGTTCCACCATCAGTATTGATGCCGGCTGTATTCGCTGCAAACGATAGATTGGCAGCTGAATGGTTCGCACCTGCTGGTTTAAATAGAGGTGGTATCATCGGAGCAGTTAGTGTATTGAATAGATTAACACACTCTGAAAGAGATACTCTTTATGAGAACAAAGTGAACCCAATCGCAGCATTCCCTGGACAAGGTATTGTAGCATTTGGACAGAAGACATTGCAAGATAAGGCTTCAGCATTAGATAGAATCAACGTAAGAAGATTACTTATCACTGTTAAGAAGTTCATCGCTTCAACATCTCGTTTCTTAGTATTCGAACAAAATACTTCTACAACTAGAGGAAGATTCTTAAACACTGTAAACCCTTACTTAGAAGCAATTCAACAAAGACAAGGTTTATACGCTTTCAGAGTTGTAATGGATGAGAGTAACAACACACCTGATGTAATTGATAGAAACATATTAGCAGGACAAATTTTCTTACAACCGGCTAAGACCGCTGAATTCATCGTAATTGATTTCAACATCTTACCAACTGGAGCAAGTTTTAACGCTTAATACGAATTTAAGGTAACTTGATATTTATTAATATAAAAATAAAAGGATAATAAAATGGCAGAAATACTAGAGTTTGATAAGATGTTCTATACGAACTTCGAACCTAAGATGAAAAATAGATATGTGATGGAAATGACAGATGTAGGCATTCCAGCATATATGGTTAAGGCGGCAGCTAGACCTTCAATTAACTTTGAACCCGTTGTGTTAGACCACATCAACATTAAAAGAAAGTTGCAAGGTAAGGGTGAGTGGCAAGATATTACCATTACATTATATGACCCGATTGTTCCATCTGGAGCACAAGCTGTAATGGAGTGGATACGTTTAGGACACGAATCTATAACTGGTAGACGTGGATATGCAGATTTCTATAAAAAAGATATTGATTTCTATATGCTAGGTCCTGTTGGTGATAAAATCGAACAATGGAAACTAAAAGGTGCATTTATTGTATCTGCAAACTTTGGTGATGTTGCATTTGATTCAAATGAAGTAGCAACTATTGAATTAACATTGGCTTACGATTACGCTATACTTGAATTCTAAAAATATTCCTTACGGAAGCTACCGAAGGACAACCCTCATCAGAAATGGTGGGGGTTTTTTATTTCCAATTTTTTAAAAACTATGTATTTATATATACAAACTTAAAAAAGATATAAAGTTATGGCAGAAGTTAATATTGCACAACAAAATCCAACCCCTACACAGGTTGAAAAAGGTAAATTTGATTTTCCTACAGAAGTAATCGAATTACCATCAAAAGGATTACTATATCCAGAAGGACATCCTCTTAGAAAAGGTACTTGTGAATTAAAGTATATGACAGCAAGAGAAGAAGATATTCTTGCAAATACAAACCTTATTAAGAAAGGTATTGTATTAGATAAATTGTTTGAATCAGTAGTTGTTGAACCGGGTGTTAATCCAAATGATATTTTTATTGGTGATAAAAACGCTATCCTAATGGCAACTCGTATTTTGGGATATGGGGCTGATTATCAAATAGAAATGACAGATAAATTTTCATCAGAAAAGCAAGCTGTTACTATTGATTTGGGTAAAGTACAAACTAAAGATTTTGATGAATCTATATTGAATCCAAAAAATAGATATAGTTTTAAGTTACCAACAATGGGTACTCAACTTATTTTTAAATTATTAACACATGGTGATGAGCAAGAAATAACTAGAGAAGTACAAGCTTTAGAAAAATTAAATAAGAATTCAGGCGCTTCATTTGATGTAACAACTCGTTTGAAATATATGATTGTTTCAGTTGATGGCAATGAAGATAGAGGTTTTGTAAACAGATGGATAACTAACTCATTCTTAGCAAAAGATACTAAAGCATTTAGAGCTTATGTTAAAGAATTATCACCTGATTTGGATATGAAATTCCAATTTACATCAGATGTTACTGGCGAGACGGAGGCGCTGGATATACCATTTGGGATTAACTTTTTTTACCCTTCCAACTGATTATAAAATAATTCTTCATTCTCAAATTTGGGAAATGGTTCAATTTGGTAATGGATTTACTTGGTCAGAGGTTTATCACATGCCATCATACCTTCGTAAATTTTATTTTAATAAGTTAATAGAACTTAAGAAAAAAGAAGCAGAAGAACATAAAAAGGCTCAGTCAAAAATGAAATCAAATAAAGTGAGGATACGTTAATATCCTCACTTTTTTATTTGCCGATATTTATACAATATAAACATTCTAATTATGGAAAATAATAAAAAACAAGTTAAAGAAGGTATATTCGATGCAGCTGATAAATTTGTAACTAAATTTTTTGATGGTTTGTCAAATGGAGCTGCTAATAGCATTATTAGAAAAGCTGAACAGGCTAAATTACCAAAAGAAGCAATCGATAGGATGAAAAAAATGGAAAAAGATGCAGAAGAATTTAGAAAATTTTTAGATTCTTTATAATCTACATTAGATAATTTTATAAATGGCAAAAGCAAAAAATACACAAAAGGGACAACAGCTAGAATTATTCCCTACACCCGCCGCAGCACCTGCTGCACCTGCTGCTGCTGCGCAAGAACTTAAACTTTCTGAAAGAATTGCACAAAAAAGAGCAGAAATTAATAAATTACTAGAAAAGGGTGAAGAAATTACTGAAGCTGAATTAGAGTTAGTTAGAAAAGAAGAAATTGCTTTAGCAAAATTAGAAAAACAACAAAAGAAAGTATTAGAGGGTAGGCGTACCAATGAACAGAAACAACTAGATATAAATTCAGCAGTAAAGGAAGAATTAGGTTCTCTGGCATCAATCAGTAAAGTATATGGCGGTTTAACAACAGCCCAATCAAATACTTTAACTACACATCAAAAATCATTAACGGCGGTATTAGCACAAGAAAGCGCAACCCAAGAGCAATATGAATTTGCTCAAAATCATGTTGCGGAAATGTCAAAGATGTTTGCATTGCAACAGCAGCTTGCTCAATTGGGTCCTGAACAAGTAGCTGAACGAGAAGCAATAAATGCAAAAATTGACGTTCAGAATGATAAAATGGAGCAATCTATTGCACATGCAAAGGGTATGGGTTATATAACCGAAGACCAAGCTAAGGCGATGAACGATGGACGAGTTGCTGCACTGAAAAACAACTCAATAGCGGAAAAGTATGCAACAATTAGTGCAGAGACAAAAGAAGTAATAGAGGGACAGATTCAGGCGTATGAAGCCATAAAAAAATCAATTAGGGGTGTAATTGGTACTGTCAAATTACTTACTATGGGATGGGCAGGTGTTGCTAGAATAACATTGATGGGTGCTGGGGCAGCTATCTCAAAAGTAGGAAAAACAATCAGAGAGATGGGTGGGTACTTGGGGGGTGCAACTATATCTGCTACTGCGTTGGGAACTGTATTTGATTCCGCTAATGATGTTGCTAAGGGATTATCAGAAGAAATGGGTGGTTTGAATGATGTATCATTTCAAGCTCAACTCAATACAAACCTTATGGCCACTAATATGGGTATAAGTGGAACTGAAGCAGCAAAATTAACTGGTAATCTAGCTCGTTTAAATGGTAATAGTATTGAAACTGCACAAAACCTAGCAAATGGAGCCAAAGAAATGGCAAAAACTGCCGGAGTAGTCCCAGCAGCTGTAATGGCTGATATGGCAGCATCTGCTGAAGAATTTGCACTATTTGGTAAGGATGGTGGAAAGAATATGCAAGAAGCCGCAGTTCAAGCCGCTAAGATGGGTGTTAGTTTAAAAACTATGGGTGGCGTTGCCGATAACCTTTTAGATTTTGAAACTTCTATTAATAGTGAATTGGAATTGGGGGCAATGCTCGGTAAAAATATTAATTTAGATAGAGCAAGGGCATTAGCATACGAAGGAGATATAGCAGGAGCTACTCAAGAAACATTGAATGCATTAGGTGGTGTTGATGAGTTTAATAAAATGGATTATTTCCAAAAGAAAAAAACAGCCGAATTATTAGGTACTTCCGTTGAAGAATTACAAAAAATGGTTACCCAACAGGAAGAAGCAGCAACATTAGGTGGGCAAATAGATGGAACATTCAATTCAATGACGGAAGGATTAACTGCATTAACAACAGGCCCTTTAGGTGGATTTGTTTCTGGGTTGAGTGGTGCAATTGGACAAACATCGGAAATAGCAGGTAACTTTAAATCAGCTGGTGATTTTGCAAAAGAGACGTTTGGTAAAGCAAAAGATTTTTTTGGAGGAAAAAAACCTGATGTACCTGACTTACCAAAAAATTCTACAGAATCAATAACAGATTCAGTTACATCATCTGGTGATTCTGGTGGTAAAGTATCAGGTCCTGGAGAAAAAGCTGGTGATGGTCTAAAAAGTTTAGCAGAAGGTTTAGAAAAAATGGGTACTACAAAAGTATTATTTGGTGCATTGAACTTAATACCAACTGCATTGGGTTTACTTCTTATGGTAGTTGGTATTCCATCATTAATGGCAATTGGTGCATTTGGTCTTAATGCTGGAATGGGATTACTATATCTTGCTGAAGGCTTAGAAAAAATGGGCACTACACAGGTATTATTTGGTGCATTGAATTTAATACCAACTGCATTAGGATTTGCTTTAATGACACTTGGTGTAATTGGATTAGCAGGTGTTGCACTTTTAGGTGCACCAGCTGGGGCAGGATTAGTCGCATTAGGTAGTGGATTGGCATCATTTGGAGCAACGGCTGGGACTGTAGGATGGTTGGGAGTTGCCGTAATTTTGGCATTAGGAGCCGCTTTTACATTATTTGCATTTGGATTGAGTTTATTAGCACCATTAGTTGAATCAATTGGAAACGCAATTGGTAGTGTTGTAGAATCAATAGCAGCCGGTATTGTTATGATTGTTTCAAGTATAAGTGATTTATTGGTTAATGTATTACCATTACTTAATTTAGAAGCAGCGGCTGGAATTCTAGCGATGGCAGCTTCATTTACGGTATTAGCAGGTTCATTGGCATTGTTAAGCACTATGGGATTAGCAGCCATTCCTGTATTATTAGCGGTTGGTGCAGTTGGTGCAGTTGGAGCAAGTATATTTGGTGGTGGTGAAGAAGGAGCCGAAGGGGCTGATGGTGGTGGTGATAGAACTGGTGAGTTAATTGATGAGATAAAAGGATTGAGAGCAGATTTAATAGCTGGTAAAATAGCCGTAAATATAGATGGCCAAAAGGTTACTTCTAATGTAGGTAAAGTTGTATCTAGAATTAGTTCAAATTCATACGCTAAAGTATAACGATGGGAAAAAGTATTGAAGAATTATTTAAAACAAAACAATTGGTAGATGGTAAAACAGCTGCCGAAAAATACGAAATTCGTAATAGTAAAGATATAGAATTACGTGCATCTACGGGTGCTATGAATTTACCATTCAAAGGAGCACAAATACTAAGAAGAAATTTATCATCAAGAACAAGAGAAACCCGATTAGAAGAAGAAGTAACAGGATTAAGAATTATATCTAAGCTAGCAGGCCCTATTATATATGGTACTGATATTTTTAAATTAAGTACACAAAAAACTGAAATGGTTTCCGTAATGAAAGATTCGGTAAACCCAAACAATTCAGCAGATAGTGGTCTTTTGGGAAACGCATTTGAAAAGGGAAAAACAAAAGGATTAGAATTATTAAGTAAACTAGGCGTACAACTTCCACAAAAACTAATACCAACTCGTATATTTTTAAATAAGGAATTTAAAGCAGGTAAAGAGCCAGATACTATGGCTACACTTGCTAAAATAAAAGGAGATGGTGCTGGTAATTTGGCTGGAAAGTTTTTAGCTCAAAATGCAAAAGGAACTCCTAAACAAATAGGTAACCAGGTATTAGGTGGTGGTATTGGTTTATTAAAAGGTGAAGTTAAGAAAAAATTATTTGGAGCACCAAAGCAAGGTGCACAAAATCTTGCCAAAAAAGGAGATACTGAAGTTCAATACGATAGTACTGCAAAATATTCCGATACTGTAAACCCAATTGATGAAGATTATTTCAAAAGAAATGACCTTTCATCTATATTAGTGGCACAAGATACAAAAGAGAATGCTGACCAGGCTGTTAAAAAAAGAGTTGATGAAATAGTCCCTAAAGGAAAATCTATAAATGCTTCAAAAAATCCATTTGCTAAGTTAGGTGAAAAAATTGGAGATATTAAAAAAGAAGGTGAGCAAAAATTATCACAAGCAAAAAAAGTAGGACAGCAAGAATTATCAGCTGGTAAAAAAGTTGGTGATACTAAAAGTGGAGGTTCATCTACTGGGGCGGATTCGATAATTAGATATTCTGATACTGTTGATGAAACACAGGATGATGCAAAATTAAGAAATGACCTTTCTACTTTACTTCTATCAAAAAAACAAAAGGAAACAGAATCTCCTGATAATAAAAAGCAAATTGATGCAATAAAAGGTAATCTGGGGGCTTTAAATGTAAAGCAAAATCCATTCGCAAAATCATCAGATAAAGTTAAATCAGCAGATGGTGACACAAAAAATGGTTTACAATCTGGTAGAAAATTAGGACAGCAATCGATTGCAACTGGTAAAAAAATTGGTGAAACTGCTGATACGGCTGCTGGTGTAATTATATACTCTAATACCGTAGATGAAACACAGGATGATGTAAAATTAAGAAATGATTTATCAACAAAATTACAAGCATTAATGCAAGCAAGTAGTGCAGTAACTGCCCAAGGGGGTACTATTTCTGGTCTATCAAGATCCGATGTTACTCAAAATATGTATTCAACGAAAAAAAATAAAAGTACAAAACTGGGTAGAAAAGATGTACCATCGGTATCTTTAAAAACAAAATATGGTATAGAAAGTTCAAATAAGTTAGATTTTTTAAATGAAAAAACAACATACACATCTGACCCCCTTAAACTAAGTGATGGTACGACATTAGATGACCATGATTTTATAGTACTTAAATTTAAATCAATAGCAACTGGAGAAGTGGCAAGTTTTAGAGCAACTGTAACTGGAATATCTGAAACAGTATCACCTTCATGGGATAGTGCAAAATTTATAGGTTCTCCGTTTAATTATTATACATACTCAAGTATAGAAAGAAGTGTAAGTTTTAATTTCAAAATGTATTCAACAACCCCTACACAACATATAGCATGTTGGCAACGATTAAACTTTTTAACTGGTTTGACATATCCGCAAGGTTATTCGGGACCATACGCAACTCCTCCTTTTGTAGAATTTACATTGGGTAGTCTTTATAAACGTAAAGCCACCTTTATTGAATCTTTATCATATACTATGGATGACAACGGAGGATGGGAAATAGGTAATACTTTAGGATTACTCAGTGAAAAAGTAAAAGTCAATGGTAAAGATGTTTCTATGAAAGATTATAAGTTACCAATGGTTGTAGATGTTTCAATAACTTTAAAAATATTGGAATCAAAAAGTACAACTGATAGTAAACAATTTTATGGATTTTCTAGATTGGGTGCAAATAATTCAGTTAAGCCAACGGATACTAAAGGAAACACATCAACTAATGCACAAAAATCAGGCGATGCAAATATATCAACGGACTCAACTAAAGTTGAATCATCAGAAACTATCAAACAAAGTAACGTAAAAAGTTTGAATAGTAAAGAAACTAATAAACAAACTGATAATAATTCTGCAATCCCTAGCTTCATAAAATTTGATGGTTATGGTGGTGGTGATTTTGGTGGCGGCGGAGCTGGTGATAGTTTTTAAATATATTAATTATGAGTAGATACGAAAATAATCCTATTAAAAAAACTTTTGATGGTAAAGAAGTATATAGAAGAAAAATATATCCAAATATTCCGTTAAAAGATACCGATGTATATGTAATGACGGAAACTGGTGACAGATTGGATACATTGGCATTTCAATATTATGAAGATTCATCATTATGGTGGATAATTGCCGCAGCAAATAATATACACGATGCCCCTATGGGATTGCAAGATGGTACTATACTAAGAATACCATTAAACTATATTCAAATAAACAGTAATTTTATAAAATAATTTATGTCAAGTTTTCCTAATTTATCAAATTTAGCGGGTTATGTAAAATCTGCATTAGATAGAAGAATTGGTAATGTTCAAAATGTATCACAATTAAATGCTTGGGTTAGAGTATCTTCTGGTGTTGGTGGGGGACTTATGTTATTATCTAATCCCAATTTTGCATTATTTAGAGCAGCTGGTGAAGGTTCTATCTATGGGGATGGTAAATCAAGTGGTACTTTGGGAACTAGTTGGGGCGGTGCAGCAATTTATGCGGAAACAAGTGATTCTGGATTTAGACCTAAACCAAATATTACATCAATCGAAATCGATGAGGGAGCTGGTACATTAAGTAGAAAAGCATCGTTTACCATAACATGCTACACTAAAGGACAATTGGATACTTTGTGTGAATATTTTTTAGAACCGGGATATTCTATTTTTTTAGAATGGGGTTGGAATGTACCTGAATCACTAAAAGCATACAGTTCCACATTAAATTCTACTACGGTAGCAAATTTTCAAAGTTTTAAAAAAGTAAATGAAGCAAGAGCAAATTCAAAAGGTACTTATGATAACTATTTGGGATTTATAACCGGAGGCGGTATTTCATCTAATGGGGATACTTATGAAATATCTGTTAAATGTACTGGATTCACAGAACTACCTGCATATTTTATGGGAGCCGATAATTCAGAAGATTCGGAAAATGAGGAAAAAATAACAGAACCAGAATATAGTACTGCACAAATATCAGCTGAAACTAATTTGGGTAAAAAAAGATTTATGATGGCTTTTAATAGATTGCCATCGAATAGAAGAACTACTAGAGTATCATCTCTAATAGTAAACCCATTGGTAGCAAACCCTTCTAATTTTATAAATGTTGATGAAACTGTAAAGGCAAAAGTAAATGAATGTGTTGGTGGAACTGAATTGCTTGGAATATCAATAAATGATGAAGAAGCAAATGTAGGTGGAGTGACTCAAGAATTCCCATCAGGAACGGAAATTATAAAAGATGAATCCTTTATACGATTTGGTACTTTAATGGAAATACTTAATCAAATTGGTATGGAAGGGTTTATGATAGGTGGGAAGGTAATAAAAACCACAATAAACACAAAAACCACAGTTTGTTGTGCATTTCCAAAAATATTTAGTACTGATAAGAAAAAACTATTTATACCAAATAAAACCGCTCCTTTATTCGATTTAGTTAAAGCAGCAAATAGTCCAACTGATAATGGTGTAAGTGATGCGGCAACAGATGATTGTTCTGTAGTTAATGTAAATGATTCAGCCAATCTAATTATGTTTCCAGCAGCAGGAACGATAGCAAATGGTATTGCTAATGGTAAGGTTGTTGTTAGTAATAAAATAGATGGTTCATTTGAAGCATTGACTAAACCAAATGGGCAGTGGGGGTTTTTGGATGACCTTTATGTAAATTTAGATTTTGCAAAAGGGGTATTAGAAACCAAAAACTTTTCTATAAGAAATGCATTATATCAAATATTAAATGGAATGTCAGCAGCGGCTGGAGGTCTATGGGATTTTCAAATAATGTCTGATGAGGATGATACAGAATTAAGAGTTGTTGATATGAATTTAACACCAACTGGTGTACAAGAGCCATATCAATTTATATTGGCTGGAGTTAATTCTATTTTTATAGATGCATCATTGGATATGGATATTAGTGGTGCAAAGATGAATCAAATAATTGGTAATAGATTAGGACAGACAATTAATGGAAGTCAAAAAGATGTTAAATCAAAAGATAAAAAAGGACTATTTACCAATAAAGATGACCAAATTTTAAAAGAAATAAAAAAAAGGGAAGAACCACCTCCACCAAAAGATGCTACGCCACCTGAAGGTCCTACTGATGATGAACTTGAAGAAGCAAAAATCAAAAACTTACAATTGTTTTTAGATAAAATTGGATTGATGCCTAGACCACATCTTGATGATAAATACCCATTTGAGGCAGACTTGAAAAAAAGTGTGTTTACAGTCGCATATAATGACCAAGCAGTTTTTGAATTTTTCAAAAATCAAAACGATAAAAAGGCAGTACAAACTGAACCAGGTGGAGTTGGACCTATTATGCCAATTAAATTTACATTTACAATACATGGATTGAGTGGTATTAAGAGAGGTGATAAATTTAAAGTATTGGGATTACCTAAAAATTATGAATCAACTGGGTTTTTTCAAGTAACATCCGTTAAACATACGATAACCGATATGTTATGGAAAACTGATATAGAAGGAAGCTTTAGACAATCAAGATAATATGTTAGATATTAACCGATATAAAAAAATAAATAGTCCTGATGTACTTTATGATAGTATAAAGATAAAAACTCATGTGGCAACACCAACCCAAACCGATTATAAAAGAGGGTATATTACAAGATATTTCATACAAAAAGCAAATGATACCGAATCAGCTATATATGAAGTTGATTATATAGGGTTTAGTAAATTTATAGACAACCCATTTTATACACATGTAAATTTAAATTGGAGAATAATTGGTACTGATGAACAAATAAAAGATTCAAATTTTAAAGCAATACGTTTATTAACTCCAAAAATACCAAAACTTCAACTATATCTTCCAAACTTATTGCAGTTTAAGCAAAAAAATGATTTGGAAGTTTAATTATTTTTTTGTATATTTGTATTTATCAATATGGGGGTGACTCGGAATTGATTACAATGAGAATTGTAGTATCACATGTAGTGGGATGGTTCTCCAACCACTTTAATCTCGGAATCAACAAATAAACGCAGAAGAATTATCTTCTTGGACCTTCGAAGATGCTATGGCATTCGTAGGTGCTGATTACGCTGTAGCAGCCTAATCAAACTCGGGTCGGTGCACATATAACCTAGGAACAGAAGTGTTTACAAAGGCTTTATTCGTTGAGCCCAAATCAATGAATTGGTGGAAACGCTGAACTAACCATTCGGCCCCAATTATTTTGGAAAGTGAATAAGATTAAACTTTATCCTAAACATGTGAGACGTTGGTATTATGGTTACTTTGTAAGACATGGGTTCGAATCCCATCACCTCCACAACAATCCCGAACTATTATTTGGTAGTTTGGGATTTTTTTTGTATATTTGTGAATATGAAAATTGTTGAGTCTATTGGCGAATTGAACGAATTGAAAGTTTTGTTGGAAACCGAAGTATCCATTTGGTATCCAATATGGGTAGATAATGATAAGCACCCACAAAACACTCATATATCGTTCGTATTCGTTAGAACCTTATCGGACAAGTACATACTACCACAACAACATACAGACGCTGTATCGCTATCTAATGAACAAATAGAAAGTGTGTTGAATACTGCCGGTGAAAAATGGGTTTTCCAAAAGAAAAAGCTACTACAATCTTTTACAAATGTAAGGGAAGGCTTGAATGATGTTGATACCGCTCACTTCTTAAAGACCGGTGAACCAATAGATTACTCTCAACCACTACAACACTTAGTAGCTCCCCTTTTACATAGGGGTTACAAAGAAGACATCATTCAATCTATTCCCATTCTTAAACTTGCGGAAGCAATAGAACCACAATTACTAAAACATACAAATCAAAAGAGTAAAACTTATAATTGGTATAACGATATATTCTTACCTACCCTTTCAGATATTGAACGATTTGGGATTCGGGTCGATGGAAAAAAATTTATTGATAGATGGCCTCAAGCCTATAAGCAATTAAAAGGAGATTGTGTGTTTACGGAATACAATCCATTTACGGTGACAGGTAGACCATCCAATAGACATGGTGGTGTGAATTATGCCGCCCTCAATAAAACCGATGGTAGTAGAGATGTGTTCGTTTCCGATGGGATATTTCTACAAATGGATTATAACGCATATCACCCCCGTCTAATCGCTAAGTTGGTTAAGTTCGATGCGCCGGATGGTAATATGCACCAATGGTTAGCCGAACAATATGGTTGTAGTGTGGATGAATCGAAGGGAATTACGTTCCAATTACTTTATGGTGGTATCGATGATGAGTTCCGCCAAATCCCATACTTTGATAAAGTGGCTGATTATATAGATGAGTTGTGGATTGAAACACAAAGAAGGGGATACTTACAAACACCACATAGAGAGATACCCCTAAGTTGGATAGAACAACCAAATGCTCAAAAAGTATTTAACTATCTACTACAAGCGGTAGAAACTGAAATGAATATTGATAAGATGATGAAGATATTAGAATGTATTAAGGGAAGTGGTATTGAGTTTTCCCTATACACATACGATTCATTTCTTTTTGATGTTCCTGTTGATGTTGATAAAGGGCTTATTAAGAAATTGAAAGAAATAATCGAAGAAGGGGGGTTTCCTATCAAAGCTAGTTGGGGAAAAACTTACGGAAAACTCTAAAGAATATATTTATACTATATACAAAAATAGTGTCATAATATGAAAAAAATCAGTACCCTTATCGGTTTCCTACTTGTTTCTTTAATTTCGTTTGGGCAAGATGTTAGAATTAAAAACGAAGTATTTGAAGTTCTTTATTCACAATCATTAGAACAACCTTTAGTAATTAAATATCGTTCAACTAATAGACCTACAAATGTGAACAGAGGTACTATGGATTTTTACAAAGAACCAAACATTAAAACATCAGATGCGGAAGATTACGCTAAAAATATATACGATAAAGGACATGGTGCACCAGCTGCAACATTCTCTGATAATATGGTAAACCTAAAACAAACATTCTCATACTTAAATTGTATAATGCAAGACCAATACCTTAATAGAGGTGAGTGGAGATTGTTAGAAGAACAAATCCGTAAATGGGATGATACTGAAAATATAACTGTACTAATAAAAACATTCTTTGATACTCCAGTAAAAAGAGTGGCAACTGGAGCAGCAATTCCATCTTACTTACAAAAACACATCTATTTTGAAACACAAAAGAAATGGAGATGTTATGTATTTCTAAATCAAAAACCAAAATTTCATTGGGATGAATTAGAAATGATATGCGAAGCTGAAGACCACAAATTTTAATGAATATGAATTTATCTGAATTAATAAACGAAATACTATCCGAATGGGCATATAGAGTTGAAAATGGTATGCCTGACCCAAAGAACCCAACCCATTTAAAGGAGTTGGGTATTGTACTTTCTGAAATGGGATTATCTCATATCAAAGATACATTGGTTGAAAACCTTTTGGTGGAAACGGGAAAAACTCCACAAAAAGTTGTTGAAGCTGAAAAGGGTAACTTTACAAATCCTGCTCTTAATAAATCTATTAAGTATAAAAATGATAAAGGTGAAGATAAGGAAGGATTGGTTGGTAACCTGTTAAGATTACCAAAAGAGCATCCTGGTAGAAAAGCAGCGGAAGCAACATTACCTGCCGATGGTACGCCGGAAAGAGATTCTATTAATAAAGATTTGGGTGGGGAAGGTCAACCTAAAAAGCCTGAAGATGGAAAGGGCAAAGAAGGTGGAGAATCAGGTGGTGGAGAAGATGAAAAAATGAAACAAGCGGCGGCAATGTTTGACCCAAAAGTAGACCCAGCTATGGCTGCTAGAATGAATAAAGAAAAAGAAGTTCAAGCTCAATTAGCAAAAGATGCTGAAGCACAAAACGAACCACCCCCAACTCCAAAAAACCAAACAACAAACAAACAATTAGCAAAAGCAGCTGGATTTGATAATGTTGGTAGTTGGTATAATGACCTTAATAAGAAAGCAATGTCTGATGATCCTGAAGTGGCATCAAAGGCGGAAAAAGATTTAGATACATACGAAAAAAATAAAGTAAAAGATGCTCAATCAACTGATGATTTTAATCCAATAGATAGTAAGGATGTAGCAAAAGAAATGCCACAAGCTGACCCAGAAACATTTGGAGGAGATAGTGATATACCGGATGGTATAGAACCTGAACAATTGCAAAAATTCAATACTGATATTAGTAAAGTAGCACAGCAAGTAGCTGATGCAAAGGCTAAAGGAGAACCAGCACCAAACATTAACTTATGTGATGTGACTGTTCCTGGTACTAACTTATATTGTGATGATAATTTGGGTATTCCAAGAGACCAAATGCCACAATTCAAAGGTACTGCTCAACCTGGTAGTAGAGCAGCTGGAATGGATGTGGATGCAAGTGGTGAGGTAGACACTGAACCTGTATTCAAAGAAATGTTAAAAGAGAAAGGTATTAAGACATTACAAACGGAAATACCTGCTGATAAATTAAAAGCAACTCAGCAAGATTTAGTTGGTGCAAAAGTAGTTGGTATGATGGGTGTTTTAAAAGACCCAAATCACCCAGCTTTTGAAAAAATTACCGCACCAATATATGTGAGTAGGGATGGTCACGTAATTGATGGACATCACCGTTGGGCGGCAATCGTAGCTCATAATGCAGCAAATCCAGACAATCAAATACCAATGAAAACAACGGTATTGGATATGGATATTAAAGATGCAATTCCAATGGCGAATAAGTTTGCAGAAGATATGGGTATTGCGGCTAAGAAAGCAGATGCAAATAAAGAAGCACCAACCGAACAACCATCAGAACCAGCAAAAAGAGAACCTGCCAATAATGATCCTGAATCTAAAGCACAGCAATTTAAAGGAAAATCATCTGGTGAAAATATCCAAACAATGGAAATGGAAGGTGGTGGATTCGTATATGGAACGAAGCACGGAAACACCGCAATGGTTGATGATATATTAGATGATGTTAAATCTAAAATACCAAAAGAAAGATGGAAGGATGTTGTATTCGTAGGTGAGGGAGGTGCAACTGGTGATAGTGGTGAAGTGGAATTTAACGATGAAATGGATTACGCAGCTCCAAAGTTCAAAGAAATGGGTGCTGGTGTGGATACATGGGATGGTGATGATATGGATGTACATAATGACCAATCTAAATTATACCAAAAGCAAAAAGAAAAAACTGGATTTAACGATTCTCAAGTTAAAGCTGGTAACTGGGCTAGTATGATTGGGCAGGGAGAAGGTACTGATACAATGTCACCAAACGATTATTTAGATGATGAAGGTAAACAATTCTTAAGTGATGCTGCAAAAGAGGCTGGATTCCCACCAATAGAAAATTGGAATGAACCAACCGAACAGGATAAAGATACTCTTTATAGATTATCATTCCCAGAAGATAATGGTGATAAACCAACAAAGATAAATGATATTCAAGTTGCATTTAATGATGCAAGAGATGAAAATTTAATTGAAAAGAATAAAGAACTAACTGCACAGGGTAAAATACCTATTACGATTGCAGGTGAGAGTCATGTTGACTTAGTCGATAAAATGACAAGAAAACAAAAAGGAGCATCAAGCGAAAAATTACCTGAACCAGAAGCCCCATCAGAAGAAGATGGTGGTGTTGTATATAGTGTGGGTGGTGGATATTATTCGGATAAGCCTGATGGGCCTGCACAATATGTGGCAACTGAAAATGTAATTCAAAAAGTATTAATTGAAGGTGATATTAATTTTTCTTATTTATTGTTTGAAGCAGCAGTAACTAAAAAAACTTCTAAAGGTAAGGTTGTAAAATTAAGAACAATCAAACCAAAAGACCAAAATAAAGCAACTGCAGCAGCTGCGGCAGCAAAACCACAGCCACCTGCTAAAATTGTACCACCGGGAGTAAAACAAAAACCACCGGTTATCGCACCACCAGAGGTAAAACCAAAATCACAAGCACCTGCTAAAATTGTACCTCCTGGTGTAAAACCAAAGGCATCAGTTCCACCTCCACCACCGCCTCCACCGCCGCCACTTCCTAAGAAGAAAGCAGGAGCTGTGCCACCTCCACCGCCACCTCCGCCACCAACGGTGAAGAAAGCAGGAGCTGTGCCACCGCCACCGCCACCACTTCCTACGAAAAAAGCAGGAGCTGTGCCGCCTCCACCGCCACCTCCGCCACCAACGGCGAAGAAAGCAGGAGCTGTACCACCTCCACCGCCACCTCCTCCGCCGCCACTTCCTAAGAAGAAAGCAGGAGCTGTACCTCCTCCACCGCCACCTCCGCCACCTCCACCGCTTCCTAAAAAAGCAGGAGATAAAAGTGGTTGGGATGGATATGAAGAACCTGAATGGATAAAAAATGCTCCAAAAGGTTGGGATGATGATGCGGTTAAAAATAAGAGTGCTTGGGGTGATGAACCAATGCAAGAACCTGATTGGATGAAAGGTGGTTCTTCGTGGGATAAAAAGCCAATGCCTAAAGGTGAAACTCCACCTCCTGGTACTAAAAAAGCTGGAGCAATTCCACCACCGCCTCCACCGCCTCCACCGGGAGCTAAGAGTGCAAATAATAACGAAAATATACCACCAACCGATAAACAAGCAAATGAACAAATAGCTCAAGAAAGAAAAGGTTTAACTCATGAGGAAAATCAAGTTTATGAATTCTTAGAAGGAATGCCTGAAGAGCAAAGGGCAGAGGCAATTCAAAAAGCATTGGATGATAGAAGTTTGTTGCAAAAAGGATTGCAAGATACAATGGTAGGCGGTTGGTTTAAGAAGAAAGGGAAAATGTTGTCTAATGTATATGATGGAATAAAGCAATGGTATAAAACAGGTAAAGTTGGTACTACTAAAGATTGTAGTGGTGCACCAGCTGGACCTCATGCAAATAAGAATGAAAATATAAAAGAAGATTCACAAAATAGACAAGACTATTTAGCATCTTTAGATAAGACGGGTAAAAAGAAAAAGAAAGCTGATGATAGTGATTGTATGGATGTGCATGTTGAGGACTATCAAAAAAGAGATAAAGATGGTAACTTAATGTACAAAAAAGAACCTGTATATGAAAGTGGAGAAAAACCAGACCCAAAAAACTTTGGACCAGATGGTGCATATTTCGGTGGGTTGGGAACTGGATACATAGGTCCTAGAAAAACTGGAACTGAATATGGTAATGCTTCTAAAGAAGATGCATTTAAAGCAAGTGAATTAGATTCTAAAACAGGATACTTTAAGAGAGATGGAAAATACTATGGTGTAGATGGTGAGGAAGTAAATGCGAAAGGACAAAAATTAGATGCAGAGGGTAATACAACACAAAAGACAGAAAGATGTTTCTTTTGTTTTCCTCCGGGAAAAAAGGTCCCAGTTACGCAAAAAGTTGCTGATTTGGAAGATGGTTTAACCGCTGAACAAAAACATGCAGCTCATCATTCGGAACATGCTCAACATGAAAGAAAGCATGCGATGTGGCATTTAGGAATAGAAGCTTCATTGATAGTTGGTGGTGCATTAGCTGGCCCTATGATATTAGCTAAGATGGGAGTCGGTGGAGCAGCTGCTGGAGCTGGTTCGCATGGTGTAGCACAAGCAACTTCACAAGCCGCAACAGCCGCAGCTGAACATCACGGAGCATCTGCATTTGCAGCACACGTTTTAAAAGATTTTGGAAAGCATGCATTAGCAGAAACATTAGGAGTAACGAACCCTTATGCAGCAGCAGGGAGTGGGTTGGCAGCAAGTGCAGTTACTGGTGGTGTATTAGAATCATTTTGGAAAGATGTAGAAAAGTATAATTTATTATCGGAAGATATTGATGGAGAAATGGATGAGAATAAAGGTAAAGATTTCTTAGAAAAAATTATGGTATTGATGATGGAGAAAATGAAAACTTACAAAATGACTCCTCAGCAAAAGTTGGAAAGTATAAGAAAGTATAAATTTGAAAAAGCTGAAAACGAAAAGAAAAAACAAAAACAAGATAAATTAAAAGATTTGGCTAATTTACTAAAAGAAAAAACAGCAAAGTCAAAACAAAATTCTATAAATCATTTTGTTGAATTTGCAGCTAAACGATTAAATTTAAAAGAAACTCCAAAAATTAATTTAATGAGTGGAAATGAATTTAAAAATGAATTGGCAGCTTTGGGTGGGTATGACCCTTCTTCAAAAGAAATATTTGTTGCAACCGAAGGAAGATTGACAGCTGATATTTTAAGAACTATTGCACATGAAATGGTACATAGAAAGCAAGAAGAAAAAGGATTCCTTAAGAACATTGATAAAGATGGTTCAGCTGGGTCTAAAATAGAAAATCAAGCCAATTCAATTGCTGGAATTTTGATGAGAGAATATGGTAAGATAAACAAACAAATCTATAACGAAAATACAAAAAAACAATTAGAATTAGTAAGTAATTTATTATTAGAGAAGGTTAATCGTTTTATTGATGAGGCTAAACCAAAGAAAGATGATCCTGATGTAAAATATATAGATGGAAAAGGAAAAGAACATACAATCAAATTTTCATCAGCAATTAAGTATGATGAAAAACATCCTGCTTATATAGCAGCTATGAAATTAAAAGATACTGGAGATAACTCAAATGATACCCAAACTGTTCAAGGTGCAGGATTGTTTGATGACCCAGAATATCAAAAAAGAATGGGAGCTGAAGTACCACCAACACAAACAACACCAACTGATTCAGAAGAAAATCCGGAAGGATTGTATGACCCTAATGATAAATTACAATCGGCAGTTGTTGATGCAAAAAATCCAAAAGAATTATTTTCCGCATTAGATGAATTAGGTAAAGATGAGGAAGATATAATGTTGGATAAGGTTAAAGCTGGGGCAGGTGGTCCTGTTGCATCAACTGGTGAAACTCTTTGTACTGAAGCTCAAACTAATATGATACAAGGTAGATATAATCCGAAGGAAGTTAGGAGTTCTACGGAATATAAAGCCGAATTGGCAAGTGTTAGAAATGTAATGAGTGGTACTGATAAGAGAGCAAAAACTGCTCTTACTAAGGAATTGGATAATATTTGTGACAAAATGGGGTATTATAAAGAAGATGGTAACCCTGATTATGAATTAGCAATGGCTATGAAAGCCGAAGCAGATTTGTATATTAAACAAAATTTACCAGCTTTCAAAAAAACAAATGTAGCAAAAACTAAATTTAAAAAAGAAGAAGATATGGTAAGTTGGATGAAAGCATCATTCTATTCATCATATTCTTTAATAAATAATGGACCTGCTGATTGGGATAGAAAAAAGGGTAATGGTAGAGTAATGAAAGCTAATCCAAGAACACAAGGAGCTACAAAGCAAGTTTTATTAGATGGTTTAAAAAACGCAAAAACTCCTGAAGAAAAGGCTCATTATGAAAATCAATTAAAAGTTTGGAGTAAATTTAAAGGTTATCACGATACGTTTTTGGTTTACAAAAATGATAAAGGATTGGTTTCAGTATTTCATATATCAAATAAAAAAAGTGATGAGTTAGATGACCCTCAAAATAATACAACTCCTGAAACTAGACTTGCTAACTATATGGCAGCAGCTAGAGAAGCTAATTTAAGTCCTAAAGCAGCTAAAGCGGTAGCTAACGCACAATCAGTAGCTATGGCAGGTTCTGCTGATAATGATAATATTGCAAAGGGTGCTTGGAATGAAGTAGAAGATGTAAACTTAATAACATCATTAGCCGGTAGATTACCTGCTAGAGGTCAAACTGATGTTAAAGATGAATATTATACTGATTTGAAAGGTGATAAATTAGTTAAAGATTGGTATAAAAAGAAATATGGTAAAGATAAGTGGGAAGCAAAATGGAAGGCAGCAAAACCAAATGAAGTAATTGGAGTAGTGATGCAAATTGCAGAAGCACAAGATGATATTTCAAAACTATCAGGAAACTTTACTAAATTTATGTTAAAGCAAGGTCAATTAGCACAAAGTGTATTTGCAAAAGCTCAATCTGGTATGAATGCAAAACAAATTTCTCAAAGCTTTAACGGAATATATTCACCAAAAGAAATACAAGCTATTCTTGATAGTGAAACAATGAAAATGTTAGCTGATAAAAAAGCACAACATGCTGCTGGTTTAGAAGGTGTACATAAAGGATTTATTACATCACTACATAAAGCAGATGGTACAAAGCCTGGTCATAGTGGTAAAAACGGACCTGCTGTTGAAACCTACGTTGCTGGTACGTTAAAAGCATTACATATTGATACCTACGTTACTAACTTTGATGAAAATATTGAGATTGAAATGGGTGGAGTTGGATGTAAACCTATTGATGTTAGGGGATGTATGGCTAGCCTATCTGGATTTAAGGGAGATATAACAACCCCAGAAGGAAGGGCGGCATTAAATACACATTTGGCCGAAAACGTAAAAGTAGATGCTGATTCAGATGCGGTATATCTTATTGGTAGTGATGGTAAGACTAGAACTTATTTAGCAAGTGATACTTGGAGACAGGCTGGTTCATCTAAAAAAATAGCAACTGGTTTTGGTAGTAATTTAAGAAAATGTTTAAAAAAGGCAGTTGGAAGTAGATTATCTAAAAAGAAAGCTAAAAAGTAGTGAAAATACCCTTTGATTCCATTTTTCATATTTATATGTGATAAAACAAGAACAGAGGATGAAGACACAATTACTTTGTACATTTACAACAAAAGGAGAGTTACAAAACACTCTACAACAAATTAGAGAAACGTATCATATAGTGTATAATTACATTTATATTTTACAAAATAAATCTAATTTGGATGAGTTGTTTATAACGTACAATATAGATACAGCGTTCCAACCGGCAACTCCGTTGGAAAATACTATTTTAATACATAGAAAGAAAGAGTCTAATACACTTTATACTATTAACGCCTTAAACGAATTGGTTAAGGAAGAAAATGGTGGTGTGTTGGACACTTCTTTTGTCATTAATTGGCAGAAGTTTAAAAATTCAATCATACTAACAAATGCGGAAGGTACTAAAAAAATTCAGACAAGAGTTTTTGAAGTAATGTCATTTGGTGAGGCTGAAACAAATAACAATAAAAATAGTGAGGGATAATTAAAAAATGTTTATACCAAATCATTTACATTTACTTGTAAAAGGATACATAAAAACCCCACCACAAACCGAAAACGTATTAAACGAATGGTTTAGACAATTAGTTACTAAGGTAGGAATGAAAGTGGTAGCAGGACCTACATCGGTTTATGTAAATGAGCCAGGCAACGAAGGAATAACTGGAACAGTAACATTAGCAACATCGCATGCTAGTATTCATGTTTGGGATAATGAAACCCCAGCTATGTTTCAATTTGATTTATATAGTTGTTCGGATTTTACACCAACACAAGTATTAGACCATATTGATGAATGGTTTGAATTAAATGACGCCTATTGGCAATTTATAGATAGAAACGGAAGTACCTTTGAATTAGTAAATTCTGGGCATTTCACAAAAAACAAATAATTTAAATACTAACATTATGATACTTAAAAAAGGAGACAACAACGAAAATGTTAAGTTGATGCAACAAAAGCTTGGTATTGAGCCGGCTGTAACTAATTTTGGACCTAAAACCGAAGCAGCTGTAAAAGAATGGCAGGCAAAAAATGGTTTAGTTGCGGATGGTATAGTAGGACCGGCAACTTGGGCAAAGATAATGGGAGAATCAACTCCAGTACCAACAGCACCAGTTCAACCTGTGGCAAATGTTGGTGGATTGAAATTGGATAAATTGAGAGGACATATTCCTGATGCAGTTATCCAAATGATTCCTGATACTGCAGCTAAGTTCCAAATTAATACTCCATTAAGATTAGCACACTTCTTAGCACAATGCGGACATGAGAGTGGTGGATTTAGAGTAACACAAGAAAACTTAAACTATTCAGCTAAAGGATTGGCTGGTATCTTTAAGAAATATTTCCCAACTGAAGCGGCGGCAGCACCTTATGCTAGAAACCCACAAAAGATTGCAAACAAAGTGTATGCAAATCGTATGGCAAATGGTTCGGAAGCAAGTGGTGATGGCTACAAATTCAGAGGTAGAGGATATATCCAATTAACAGGTAGAGATAACTACACTCAATTCGGTAAAGCAATTGGCGAAGATATAGCATCAAATCCTGATAAGGTATCATCTCAATACGCATTATTATCAGCAGCTTGGTTCTGGTCTAAAAACGGATTGAACAAATTAGCAGATGGTGGTGCAACTGATACTACTGTAACATCTATTACTAAAAGAGTAAATGGTGGTACTATTGGATTAGCTGACAGAATTAAACATTTCAAAGAATACTATCATTTACTAGCGTAAAATTTGGTAATCTAAATAAAAATTCGTATATTTATAGGATATAACATTATAAACATGGCAAACATAAGTTTAAAAAGATTATTAAAGGAAGCCGAAGATTTTAAGGCAAGAAGTAAGGAAACTGGAAAGTTGGTACACTTCAAGTCAAAAGATGCATATCAAGCTGCATTAAAAGCTGGTTCTCATGAAGACCCTAAAGCTGAAAAAGATAAAACTCCTAAAGCATCTGCAAAACCAAATGATATGTTTGGTGGCGATTATGCAAAAGATAGAGGTGGTGAACCTAAATCAGATGGTATGGAGACTGTTAAATCAATCGCAGCAAGTACTGGTTTAAGAGCTCAAGCAGTAGCAGGTTGGGCTGATGAGAATGGTGTAAACCTTTCAAAAGTATCAGATGCATTAAACTCTAAAAAGCTAAAACCAATGGATTTTATGACAGCCGTTAGTGGTAATCCTGGTAACAAATATGCAAAAGATATAATTGCAAAGTATTCTCAAAATGGAGGTGAAGCTCCAAAAGCTGACGTTAAAACAATTATCAAAAATTTATTAAAAACAGCAGATAAAGAATTTAAAGGAGTTTACAAATTAAAAGATATTGCGGATGACCTTAATATAGATGATACTGATGGCGCGGATGGTAACATGCTACAAGTAAGAATAGATAGAGGAGAAGATGGTACATATATTCAGACTGATGAAACCGAAGGAGTTATTGTATTTAATGATGGCTCTCAATACAAACTACACCATGTTGAAGATGGTCCTATACCTGTAACAAGGATTGATGGTAATGCACCTAAATCGGATGCATCGGTGGATGGACAAACTGATGATGAATTATACGATGCTTTATATGATATGGGATATGATTTCGGAGAACTTGGTAGTGATGATTTTGATGAAGAAGGATTTGCGGATGCAGCGATGAGTTTAGGTTATCGATATGATGACAAAAATAAAGTATGGAATCACAGAGATAAAATGAAAGAAAGTTCAACAAAACTAACATCAATGATTAAAAAATAAACAAAAGGGAGAAACTAAAAATTCTCCCTTTTTTATTTGGTATACTCGACTATTTTTCGTATATTTGTGTATATCCACAATCATATATAAATGGTAATAGCTCTAAAAAATATACCTCAAAAAACATTTGGAATTATGAGAAATTTGTCGTATATTTGTATTTCTATTATATTTATTAATGTAACGGAGGTGTAGGAAAGACACCAAAATAAAACCATAAAACTTAAACTCTTAAAACTTAAAAGACATGGCTATTAACTTAGACGCAATTAAGAGCAGACTTAACAAACTGCAAAACACCCAAAGAACAACTGTAGAACTTTGGAAGCCAGCACCAGGCAAACACACAATCAGATTGGTGCCTTACAAATTCAATAAAGAAAATCCTTTTATTGAACTTTATTTTCACTACAACATTAACAACAAATCTTACTTATCTCCGATGAGTTTTGGTAGACCCGACCCTATTGTTGAGTTTGCTGATAAACTTAAAAGAATGGGTGACAAGGAAGATTGGAAAGCTGCAAAAAAGATGGAGCCGAAACTTAGAACTTTCGTACCAGTATTGGTAAGAGGTGAAGAAGGTGAAGGTGTTCGTTTTTGGGGCTTTGGAAAAACTGTATATCAAGAAATTCTTGGTTATATGGCAGATCCTGATTATGGTGATATTACAGACCCAAATGAAGGTAGAGATATTACTGTTGAAGTAGTATCGGCTGAAGACAGTGGTACTTCTTACCCTGTAACAACTATCCGTGTTAAACCAAAGGAAACTCCAATGGCAACTTCAAAAGAAGAAACGGATAAGTTTCTAAATTCCCAAAAGGAAATTACTGAACTTTATTCAGAATTAACTTATGCAGAATTGAAAAATGTATTAGAAGGTTGGTTAAATCCATCTGGAACTTCTGATGATGAGGTATCGGCATCTGCGCAAACCCTATCATCAACGGCTAAAGATGAAGATGAAGCTCCATTCGATACAACTCCATCAAAACCAGCAACACCCGCAGCAGCACCTAAGAAAGTTGATGATGTGGCAGCAGCTTTTGATGACCTTTTCAATTCATAAAATAATAAGTTAATATGGCGAAAGCAACTAAGGAAGTGGACTTAGCAGAAGTGCTAGCGGACTCCCTAAACAAACAAGCGAAAGACCAAAAGGTAGCATTCTTTTTGGACAACAATGACTCCCCTACAAACGTAGAAGGTTGGGTATCAACTGGAGCATCAATGTTGGATGTGGCAATCTCTAATAGACCTTATGGAGGTTTGCCTGTTGGTAGAATTACCGAAATTACTGGATTAGAACAAAGTGGTAAATCATTAGTATCAGCTCACTTACTTGCCGAAACTCAAAAGTTGGGTGGTATAGCTGTATTGATTGACACGGAGAATGCAGTAAGTAGAGAATTCTTAGAAGCCATTGGAGTAGATACAACCAAATTACTTTATGTAGCAGCTGAGACTGTTGAACAATGTTTTGAATATACTGAAACGATTATCGAAAAGGTAAGAGTTGCATCGAAAGATAAGTATGTAACAATTGTTGTGGATTCAGTAGCAGCAGCATCAACTGAAAAGGAGATGGAAGCTGATTATGGTAAGGATGGTTACGCTACGGATAAAGCAATTATCATTTCCAAAGCAATGCGTAAAATCACAAATCTTATTGGTAGACAGAAAATCACTTTGGTTTTCACAAACCAATTAAGACAAAAGATGAACGCAATGCCATTCTCTGACCCTTGGACAACTTCTGGTGGTAAAGCAATAGCTTTCCATGCATCAGTTCGTTTAAGATTAAAGAGTATGGGAACGATTAAGGCGAAAGAAAATGGTAACGATAGAATCGTAGGTATTAAAGTTCGTTGTCAGGTAGTAAAGAATAGGATGGGACCTCCGTTACGTTCCGCCGATTTCGATATCTTCTTTGACAGAGGGATTGATAACTATGGAGCTTGGTTGGGAATGATGAAAGAAAATGGAATCGTAAAACAAAGTGGTGCATGGTATGAATATACTGATATTGATACTGGTGAAATCATTAAGTTTCAGGCGAAAGATTTTCCTTCTACATTGGAAAACAATCAGGAAGTAAAAGAGCAAATCTATAAAAGGATTTGTGAAGGTACAATTTTACAATACAAAAAAGATTCACTTGATACTGATAATTTGGTGACAGATTCAGAAGTAATAGGTGATTAATAAAGGTTACAAAAAATATGAAAGAACTATACAAAAAATTACTCAATGAAGTTGAGACAGAACATGAATCAAACGCCCAAAGGGTAAGGAATGGTAGAGTTCTTATCATAGATGGACTCAATACCTTCATCCGTAGTTGGACAACCAATCCTACAATGAATGAGGATGGTGACCACACAGGTGGAGTTATTGGTTCATTGAATTCAATCGGATATCAAATCCGTCAATTCAATCCTACTAGAGTTATCCTTACTTTTGATGGTAAGGGTGGCTCTAAAGGTAGGAAAGAATTATTTGAAGGCTATAAAGCTGATAGAGGTAAGAATCGTTTTAGGGTTAATCGTCAATACCCTGAAATGATGAGTGAAGAAGATGAGCAGGTTTCAATGAAAAGACAATTTGTGTGGTTAGTAGACTTGTTAGATAGTTTACCAATTACTACAATGATATATGATGGTATTGAAGCAGATGATGTTATCGGACATATTGCTAAGCATGTGCTTGGTGAAGAAGATGAATGTTATATTGTTTCTACCGATAAAGATTTTTTACAATTAGTGGATGAGAAAACTCTTGTTTATTCACCAACTAAAAAGAAACTTTACAATAGAGAACTGGTTAAGGAGGAATGGGGAATATATCCGCAAAATCTTTTACTATTCAGAACATTGGATGGGGATAATTCAGATAATGTGCCTGGCGTAAAAGGATGTGGATTAAAGACAGTTCTTAAAAGATTTCCTGAATTATCGGAAGATAGAGAAATAACTTTTGATGAATTATTTCAAATATGTGAAGATAAAAGGAAAGAGGCTAAAATCTATGAAGATATACTTGCAGCCAAAGATGATGTTCTAAGAAATAGACAAATCATGCAATTGCAAGAACCACATATCAATACAAATACAAAGTTGAAAATCAATGACCGTTTTGCCGAACCAAACAAAAGGTTTGATAAAATGGAATTCATCAAAGCCGCTATGAAGTATAAAATTCTTCAAAATTGGAAAGACATAAACGATTGGCTTAAATCAACTTATACAAATATAATAGTAAAATAATTTGGTGGACTCACTAAATTATCGTATATTTGTAGAACTTTAAAACATAAAATGCAGAGCGAAGATACATTATCAAAATACGGGCAATCATTTCAAACTAAAGTAGTAGCTGCCATCCTAAGTGATGATAGAATGCTAGATACTTTGGGTGATGTGATTCACAAAAAATTCTTTGAATCTGAAGCAAACAAATGGATTGTGGAAGAAGTGGTAGTATATTATAGTGAATATCATAGATTACCATCATTGGATGTATTTAAGGTACAAGTATCTAAAGTTGATAACCCAGCATTACAAAAAACAATAGTAGCACAATTAAAAGAAGTTTATCAAAGTATTGGGGGTTTGGACCTACAATATATTAAAGATGAATTTACCGCATTTTGTATTAATCAAAACTTAAAGAATGTAATCGTACAATCAATCGATTTACTAAAATCAGGCAACTATGATAAAATCAAAGAGTTGGTTGATAAGGCATTGAAGGTTGGTGTTGATGCTGATTTAGGTATGGATTACTTAACCGATTTCGAAGAACGTTATGATGAAACTTCTAGAGATACGGTAGCAACTGATTGGGATTGTATTAATGAATTGATGAATGGTGGTTTGGGGCCAGGTGAATTAGGAGTTGTAGTTGCACCATCTGGTGTTGGTAAGACTTGGGTTTTAGCAGCATTGGGAGCAGCAGCTGTAAAAGCTGGAAAGATTGTAGCTCACTATACATTAGAACTTTCACAAGGGTATGTTGGATTAAGATATGATACTGTGTTTACACATATTGCATCATCTGATTTATCACAAAGGAGAGATGAAGTATTGGATAAAGTAAAGAGATTAAAAGGTAAACTTAAAATCAAATACTATCCACCTAAAGGAGCATCATCCAAAACAATTCAAGCTCACTTAGAAAAAATGATAGCAGCCGGTAATAAGCCCGATTTAGTAATTGTGGATTATGCTGATTTGTTGTTATCACATTCAAACAAAACCGATAGTACATACGCTGAGCAAGGTGGGGTGTATATTGATTTAAGAGGAATGAGTGGTGAGTTAGGAATTCCAATTTGGACAGCATCACAAACAAATCGTTCAGCAATTGATTCCGAAGTTATTGAAGCTGATAAGATTGCAGATAGTTACGCTAAAGTAATGAACGCTGACTTTATTATGAGTTTAAGTAGAAAGGCAAAGGATAAGTTGAACAATACGGCTAGAGTACATATTATGAAAAATCGATTTGGACAGGATGGTATAACCTTCCCAGCTAAAATGGATACAACACATGGTAATTTAGAAGTATATACTGCATCATCCTCCGATGGTATCATAGCATCTAAAGAAAGTGCTAGTGGTGCCGAAATGGAGAAGCAAATGTTACACAAAAAATATATGGATACAATAGTAGGTAGTAAAGCACCTATGGTATCTGGATTAGGTTAAATAACAATTAAAAACAAAAACTATGAACAGTCAAGAACTATTCGAACAAATGAAGACTCTTTTCACAACATTTGAAACAGAGCACAACGGAACTAAAAAAGTAAACAAATCAAGAGCTAGAAAAGCTATCGGTGATTTGAAGAAATTAATCACTGCGTATAGACAAACATCTACCGCAGAGCAAAAAGCAGCATAATATGATAGGGGAGGTAACTCTCCCCTTTCTATATGTTATAATAGACATTGATTAAACCACACAAAAATATTGAAAAATATTTGTAATTTATCAAAGGTTTGTGAGTATATATTGTATTTATATTCACCCCTCAAATAACTTACAAAAACCAAATTACGCTATGAGCAAATTATTTACGGATAGAATTCCCTACAAACCATTTGAATACCCAGACTACTACAATGAAGGTTGGTTGAAACAAATGCAGGCATTTTGGTTACATACTGAAATACCAATGCAAGGGGATGTGAAGGATTGGAATGAAAACTTAACAAAAGAAGAAAAACACTTAGTTGGTAATATACTATTAGGATTTGCTCAAACGGAATGTGCAGTATCGGATTATTGGACTGGTATGGTTACTAAATGGTTTCCAAAGCATGAGATTAGACAAATGGCAATGGCATTTGGTTCGCAAGAAACAATCCATTCAGTTGCATATTCATATCTTAATGAAACATTAGGATTGGATGATTTCGCAGGTTTCCTACATGATGAAACAATGAAGGAAAGATTTGAATTACTAACAAACACAACTGCAGATTGGACTCCTAAAGATTTACAAACAAATCATACGGCTAGAGTTGAGGTTGCTCGTTCACTTGCTATCTTTTCGGCATTTGCGGAAGGTGTGGCATTATATTCTTCATTTGCTGTATTATATTCGTTTCAAATGAGAAACCTATTGAAAGGAATTGGACAACAAATGAAGTGGAGTGTTAGAGATGAATCCCTACACTCAAAGATGGGTTGTCAATTATTCAGACACATGTGTGATGAGTTTCCTGAATTGTTAGAGGAAGCTAAAGCTGATATCTACAAAGCAGCTGAAATGATTAGAGATTTAGAACACAAATTTATTGATAAGATTTTTGAAATGGGTGATTTAGAGAATCTTAAAAAGAATGACCTAAAAGAATTTATTACAAAAAGAGTTAATGAAAAATTAGGAGAATTAGGATATAACCCAATTAAAGGTGGAGATGACTACTTTGAGTTTAACGAAAAGAAAGCATCTGAATTAGATTGGTTCTATCATCTTACAGGTGGTGTAACTCATACTGATTTCTTCGCTATGAGACCTACTGATTATAGTAAGGCTGGTGAAGGTGAAAATTGGGATAATATATTTTAAAAATAATTTATGAAAAATTACGGAGAAGAAAATGGATGGGAAGTAGATGTTGATTTCCCATCTTGGGGTAATAATGAGATATATGTAAAAACTATATCTAAAACATATTTGCAGGCAGGAGAAAAACCAAAAGATGCATATTGGAGAGTTGCTACGGCAGTTGCTAAAAGATTGGATAAACCACAATTAGCAACAAAGTTCTTTGATTACATTTGGAAAGGTTGGCTGTGTTTAGCAACGCCGGTACTATCAAACACAGGTACGGATAGAGGTTTACCAATCTCTTGTTTTGGTATCGATGTAGGTGATAGTATCTATGAGATTGGTTCTAAGAATTTAGAATTAATGTTGTTAGCAAAGCATGGTGGTGGTGTTGGTATTGGTATCAATATGATTAGACCTGCTGGTAGTAAAATTACTGGTAATGGTACATCGGATGGTATTGTCCCATTTGCCAAAATCTATGATTCAACTATCCTAGCTACAAATCAGGGTTCAGTTCGTAGAGGAGCAGCATCGGTGAACATTAAAATTGAACACAAAGATTTTGAAGATTTCTTAGAGATTAGAGAACCTAAAGGCGATGTGAATAGACAATCACTTAACTTACATCAATGTGTTGTAGTTAGTGATAGATTTATGAAGAAGTTAGAAGAAGGTGATAGTGAATCACGTAGAAAATGGGGTAAGTTACTTCAGAAAAGAAAAGCAACTGGCGAACCTTATATTATGTACAAAGGAAATGTAAACAAAGCAAATCCTGAAATGTATAAGAAGAACGGATTAAAAGTTCACATGACTAATATATGTTCTGAAATCGTTTTACATACTGATGAGCAACATTCATTCGTTTGTTGTTTAAGTTCTTTGAACTTAGCAAAATACGATGAGTGGAAAGATACTGATTTAGTTTATACATCTACTATCTTCTTAGATGGTGTATTAGAAGAATTCTTACAAAGAGCTAAGAATATGAAAGGGTTTGAGAATTCAGTTCGTTCAGCAGAAAGAGGTAGAGCATTAGGATTAGGAGTATTGGGATGGCACACTTACTTACAACAAAAAGGATTGCCATTTGAAGGATTGCAAGCACAATTTGAAACCCGTAAGATTTTCTCTCAATTAAAGATTGAATCTGAAAGAGCAAGTAGAGATTTAGCAAACGAATATGGTGAACCACTATGGTGTAAAGAAAGTGGATTCCGTAATACTCACCTAAGAGCAGTAGCACCTACGGTATCAAACTCTAAGTTGAGTGGTAACGTAAGTAGTGGTATTGAACCTTGGGCAGCTAATGTATTTACGGAACAAACATCAAAGGGAACATTCATTAGAAAGAACCCTGAATTGGAAAGAGTGCTTCGTAAAGTAGGTAAAAATACTAAAGAAGTATGGGATAAGATTCTAGCAGATGGTGGTTCGGTGCAAGATTTACATTTCTTAGATGAGTGGTGTTTCTTAGATGGTAAATTAGTTGAATGTTCGGAGGTTACCGAAGAATCACATAAAGGTAGATGTAATTCAGTTAAGGATGTATTTAAAACATTTAAAGAAATTAACCAATTGGATTTAGTAAGACAAGCTGGTATAAGACAACAATATATAGACCAAGCAGTTTCTCTAAACTTAGCATTCCCTGCAACTGCAGAACCAAAGTGGATTAATCAAATTCACATGGAAGCTTGGAAGCAAGGTGTTAAAACACTTTACTATATGAGAACCGAATCAGTATTGAGAGGTGATATAGCAGCAAAGGCAATGGATGAAACTTGTGTAAGTTGTGAAGGATAAAAAAATAAAACAAAAAGAATATGTTAGAAGTAAAAAGATTTTCAGCAGTATGGTGTGGTCCGTGTAGAGCATTGGCACCTTTAATGGAAGGTATTAAAAGTGAACATTCGGATGTGGTTTTTGAAACAATAGATGTAGATACAGACCACGAACAGGCATCTCAATTTGCAATACGTTCAGTACCAACTGTTGTATTTGTAAAAGATGGAGTTGAAGTTGATAGATTGATTGGGGTAAACGCAAAGTTGGCTTACGAAAATAAAATCAACGAACATAAAGTATAAATAAATTAATAAAGGTTACATGGCTATTTTAAGAGGGCAAACTCATCCTGCCGCGAAGTTGACAGATGAGCAAGTTCTAAACATCAGAAGATTATGGAGTATGGGCCACCGAAATTTAAAGGTGATTGCCCGTAACAACAAAGTTTCACCTGCCAATGTAATGAAGATAGTTCAACGTAAAACTTGGGCACATCTAAATGAATTTTGGAGTGGAAGCTTATGAAAGTAGAAGGTAAACAATACTGCGATATCTCTAAATTTTCTATTAGAGAAATTAACAAAAACATCGCAAAGGATATCATTGTCAATAACCATTATAGTGGGATATGGACGAAGGTATCCTATGCGTTGGGATTGTTTTACATATCCGATGATGAGCATAATTTTTTTAGTGGTGTAAACGAACAATTGGTTGGAGTTGCCTGTTATGGTGACCCGGTTGGTAGAAATGCAGGTGCATCAATTTCCGAATTACTTCCTAGAGATGGTGTATTAGAATTGACCCGTTTATTTGTATTTGATGGATATGGTACTAACATTGAGAGTTGGTTCGTTGGACAATCTTTCGAATGGTTAAGAACTAATGTACCTCGTATTAAAGCCCTAATATCCTATTCAGACCCAAACGCTGGGCACTTAGGTACGGTATATCAAGCTACCAATTGGATATATCAGGGTAACAAAATTAGATGGTCGGATAGTTGGAGTTTTAAGTGGAGTGAGGATGATGAATGGCATCATTCTCGGACATCTTATGTGAAGTACGGAACGAATGACCCAAAGATAATTCAGACAATGGTTACAAGCCCATTCTGGATTAAAAGAGAACCCCGTAAGCACCGATATGTGTATATTCTAACCAAAGATAAGAAGGAACGCAAAGCCCTCTTAAAATCGCTTAAACATGAGGTATTCCCATACCCAAAAGTAGAATTAGATATTATTGATGAAATCCATAAAATGGACCCAATAGATTTGGTAGTCTCAGGATAATTTCGTATATTTGTAATAATATGGCAGTATCTAAGAATCCATCCGAAAAACCTCGAAAGTTTGAAATTGTTTACAAAGATGATGATGGCAGTGAATCTATATGGAAATATGATTTAGATAAATTTCCAAATGGACCTATATCAGTTGAGAACAAATTTCCTGCTGGGTATGATAAGATGATGAAGAAGCAACAAAAAGAAGCTAAGTTATCTAAATCACTTTCCGTATTAGAAAAAGCTAAAAAGGTTAAGAAGGAAGGTAAAACATTAGATAATAAAAACTATTGGTAAAATATGAAAGTAGAAGGTAAACAATATTGTGATGTATCTAAAGTGTATGTTGCACCAATAGCAAAATCAATTGCCAAAGATATAATCGTAAAGAAACACTATACGCATGCTTGGACAGCTTGTAGATACGCAATCGGAATATATTACAAATCAGAAGATGCTAATACATTCGATGGTGATAAACTTATAGGTTGTTTAATCTATGGTTTTCCTGTTGGAGCAAAAGCATCCACTTCTATTTGTGAAGGATTAACCAAAGATAACATTTTAGAATTGACACGATTGTATTGTGATGATGGGTATGGTTCTAATATCGAAAGTTATGCATTAGGGCAATCTTTCAAATGGTTAAAAGAAAACGATAAAGCAATTAAAGTATTACTATCATACGCCGATAATGGACAAGCTCACTTAGGAGGAATATATCAGGCTACCAATTGGATTTATCAAGGATTATCTACGGATATTGCATTGATGCCAAATTGGGGTATATCATTACACAAAGACCCATATCAATGGATTCATAGTAGAACTGTGTTTTCAATGTGGGGTAGTGGCAACTTAGCACACTTACAAATGGAAATCGGTAAGCAAGGATATAAAGAGTTTTGGAGAAGGGAAGAACCACCAAAGCATAGATATGTTCAGATACTTGCGCAAGATAAAAAAGAAAAGAAGGATTTGATGAAACGATTGAAGCACGAAATCAGACCTTATCCAAAAGATACCGCATCATACAATACCGAAGTGGTACATCACCTAACTACATACGAAGCACCTGAAGGGGCTGAAAACTTTTGGTAATATGTAACTCATTGATACTCAATCAGTTAGAAAAAAGTACTCAAAATGCTTGGTAGTTTCAGTTATTTTTCGTATATTTGTATATAAACAAAATTTAAAACCATAAAACACATAAAAAATGTCACAACACTTAAACAAAGAAGCAAAGGCACTTATTGAAGAACTTATCGCATTCTTTGAGCATCCCATAAACAAAAGAATATTCATTTCAAGTCTTGAAGATATAAGACCCTTATATAGAGGACATGCATCTTATAAAAATTTAGTTGCACACATATTTAATTCCTCTTGGAATAGGCATCCTAATTTTGATAACCCATCTGTTAGAGCTAGTAAGTTAGGATATGTGATGAGGCTAGGTACGGGACTTGCATCAATAAACCAAATACCAATCAGTTTTTTAATAGATACAGTATCACCTATTAAAAATTTCTTATTAAAAGATAGAGGGCATATTTTGGAAATAACTTGTTGTTTATATAATGAGAAAATGTGGAAAACTTCCGAACTTGAAGAAATTGTAATAAATGAAATAAAATATTTAGAAGCAGCTCAGAATAAAACATCCGATAGAATAAAGGCTCTCCAAATATTATCAGATGTTAAAAACTTCATTAAACAAACTGATAGTGAAATGATGAGTTCCGGAATTGTTGATAAAACAAAAAGACTTGTATCGTTGCAAGAAATATGTGATTCGGTTCCTGATTTTAATTTTAATTTAAATAAAACTGATTTATCAATTGAAGTTAAAAAAGAAAGTATTCCTACCCATATTAGAGAAATCCTTCAAATTAACAATATCAATAATAAGTGGATGGATGCTCAATTAGCTTGGCTTAATTTTTGGGCATATTGTTTTGATAAAGATAATAACTCGGAATATATAGATTCTAAGTTGGAATATGAAAAACTAATATCTTTGTTTGAGCAAGACAGTACATTTAATGGTGATTATGATAAAAAGAGTAACTATCCATTGATGGCTAATTCTATTACAGACTATTGTAAAAAGTTAAGTGAGGGTTCTATTATAGTTCCATTGAGTTTAGTATCAATTGATGCTAGTACACAAACATTAGACGATGTTGCATCTAAATTAGAAAAAGAAACGGAATCGGCATTAACATCGCAATATAAAAATTTGTATGATTTAAAAATTACAAAAAAACAATTTGAGAAATATAAATCAGAATATAAAGCTATTATAGAGCAACCACATTGGAAAACTTTAAAAGATAAAATTGATAAATTAGTAAAAAAATACACATCTCCAAATAGGGATTTGGAAAATTTAAAACACACTAATATTTTACATATAAGTTATGGTGGTGCTGCTCTCATCGCATGTAGACGTTTAATAATAAGCAAGGGTAACAAAGGTAGAACATCACCTGCTCATATTGAAAGAATAGTTAAAGATTTTTGCAATAATTTACACAAAAGAATTGAATCGATTTGTGAAGCCGGTACATATTTTCCTGGAGTTGCTAAGAAATCATCCGCACGTGTTATCTATACAATAGGGTATGTTTACGATGAAATGATGAAGCAAAGTACATCGGATATTAAAATGACAGAGCAAGAAGTATATGAATATCTATTGGAAGATATTAAACAGCACTTAAATGGACAGACAAAATTTAGTGTTGTTAAACTTACATTACCTAACTACAATGGTGATACTTTGGAAACAACACAAATAGATTTCGAAGATTTGCAACGAAGTAGAGCCGGTTTTGATTTGGGCCACAAACTTCAAACAACTGGAGATTTTACAATTGATAATTGTTTTATTCAGGAAAAACATCATAACAGGTCATATCATAATGTTGACCACATTACCGATACGATTGGGTATTGGAAGTGGTACTCTAAAGTAAACCTTGAAATTGTTAATAATAAAAAAGACTATTTTATTAATAACGATATGATAGATGTTGTAGCAGACGCTAAAAAACTAAATGAAAGATTTAATTAATGAAATTTGATAAAACAAAAAGTGAAATAGTATATCATACTCCATCATTTAAAGATGGTTGGATTACTGTTATTGCCGAAGAATGTAAAGCAAATAATCAAAGAATGGTATTAATAATACCAACTTGTAAAAAATATTCATATCAAATCAATAAATCGTTTTCTATTTTAGGGGATGATTTATTGATATATGAAATGGCGATGGGAATGGGTGTAGTGTTAGAATCCCGAGCAAAGAAATATGTAGAATATCATAAAAATAGTAAACTATATGAAAAAAATCCATTTTTTAAGTATTGAGACGGATATACATTCTAACATAGAAAAAGATTTAATTGAAAGTACTAGAATTAATAGTATTGACTTGAATATAATTGGTAGAGGGTATAAATGGCAAGGATTCGTTACTAAGTTTAAAATCTTAAAAGAATACCTTCCTACAATTGAAGCTGATTTGGTTTGTTTAACGGATTCGCGTGACGTATTATATATGTCAGATTCTAAAACAATTTATAATACATTTATAAAAAAATTCGATAAAGATTCTATTGTATTTAATGGAGAAACTAATTGTTTTCCAGAAAAAGATTTTGCACCATTACATCCGCATCAAAATAAAAAATATAAATATTTGAACTCTGGTTGTGTAATTGGTAGCAAAAAATTATTAATTGAAGTAGTTGATAAGTGCTTGGAGTTGTATGAAACTTGTAAAATAAATGATGACCAATATCTACTTCAACAAATATTTTTAAGTGGAGAATATGGTGATAGATTTACTATTGATTATAATTGTGAGATATTCCAATGTATTTGGGATGAGGAATATGGTAGAAGTAATAATTTTGATTTAGTATATTCTAAGGAAGAAATCTTTAATAGATTAACTGATACATACCCATTAATATTTCATTATCCCGGCCCAACGTGTACCGGTTCTCAGGTTTGGAAAATTCTTAATAGAAGATATTATAAAATTTCAAACGATTCGTATTACAAACAAAAGAAAAATAAAAAATAAATGAAAGTATTAGTAATTCCAAATTACACAAACTTTGGCTCTAACAAAGATATAAATAGAGATTCATTTTTGCTTGTATTTAAAGCATTTTTAGATAACACTAAAATCGGTAAGGAGTGGGAATTTGTATTACCGTATCCAGATATGAATAACCATCCTGGCATTATTAATCAATTCGAATATCCGAATGTATCACTTCGTAGGATGGACAGTTTAGATTGCTTTCCCCCTAAAATGAGAGTAGATTATCCGTATAAGTTTTTTAGTAGACTAGTTGAAAAAGAACAATTCAATTTAATATGGTCACATTTACCTGAATGGACCCATGAATATAAAATTACTCGTATCTATAATAAGACTCAACCTATTATCGGTTACTGCCATTGGTGGGAAATAAAAGATAATGGTGCACGAGATGATAATTCATTTTGGCGAAATATTAGAGGTATGTTGGATATGAAAGTATGTGGGGTAAACTCCCAATGGGTTAAAGATTTAGTTCTTAAAAGAGCAGCTGAAGATTTTCAACCTCATATTATTGAAAAGTTAGATGCAATTATTCAACCTTGGTATTTGGGTACGGATGAATTTGTAGAACCAGCCGCATATAAAAAGAAAACAATTGTATTCAATCATAGAGAAGGAATCTATACAGGTTCAGAGTGGTTCTTTGAAACTATGGATGAACTATGGAATGAAAGACAGGACTTTGAAGTATGGACTAGTTTAAAGGATATGAAAAAACCATACACAAAATATATTGGACATGCTGATAGAAGTGTATATATGAATCAATTATCACAAGCACATTTTGGTGTAGGGTGTTTCCAAACATATTCTGCTTGGAGTATGAGTACAACTGATGGACTTAGTAGGGGTGTACCATATCTATTACCAAATGGATTGTGTTATCCTGAAATGGTTGGTAAAGATTATCCACTTCTTTACGATGGTAAAGCTGAGTTTAAAGAAAAGGTAATTGGTTTATTGGATGAAACAATTGAAAGACCTGATGTAAGTGCTATTGCCAACGCATTACTATGGGAAAACTCATTAAAGAGTTGGGATATTGAAAACAATTTTATTAATATGGCAAGAACATTTATAGATTAATATGTATCAAAACTGTTATTATCAAAGAGAGAAGAATTTAGTACACATTTGGGATGATAAATTAGGTTATCGTTCATTTCCATATACAAGATATGCGTATGAAAGGAGCCAAAACGGAGAATATACTTCTTTGTATGGTGATAAGCTTAGTAAGATTTTCAAATTTAAAAAAGATGATCCTGATTTATTTGAATCGGATGTACCCGAAACCACTCGTATATTAGTAGATGGTTATACCGATTCGGATATTCCATCGGAAGGGCATGTTATCCTTACATACGATATTGAGTGTGAGATGGATAGTGGTTTGCCTGATGTTGAGAAAGCGGAGAACGAACTTACAGCCATAGGTTTGCACGATTCCGCAACTGACCATTATTGGGTTCTTATTATGGACAAAGATGGTAAGATGCAGGAAAGTAATAATGGTAATCGTAGTGTTATTCCTTTTAGAGATGAGAGGGATATGTGTATGAAGTATCTTTCATTATACGAATATATCAATCCTACAATTGTAACGGGATGGAACATTGATTACTTCGATACTCCGTACCTATACAATCGTATTAAAAGAATATTGGGTGTTAAACATGCTAATAGATTATCACCTATTGGAGAATGTTTCTGGTCACCATATCGTAAAAGATTCTTTATGGCTGGTGTATCTTATTTAGATTACATTGGATTGTATAAATCTTACACTTATGTTGAGTTGGATAACTATCGTTTGGATACGGTAGCTATGAAAGAATTGGGTAGAGGTAAGGTAGAATATGCTGGTAACTTAGATGAGTTATTTAAAACCGATATTGAAAAGTTTATTGAGTATAACTTGGTAGACGTACAATTGGTGGTTGACATGGAACGTAAATTACAATTCGTAGATTTGTGTAGAGGTATCTGCCACGCCGGACATGTACCCTATGAAGATTTTGTTTATTCATCTAAATTCTTAGAAGGTGCGATGTTATGTTACCTTAAAAGACAGAACATTGTAGCACCAAACAAACCTGCCGATAGACAAGAGATGATGCAGGCATTGAGAGATAATGAGCAAGAGAAATTCATTGGAGCTTATGTGAAGGCACCTATTGTTGGTAAATATGATTGGATATATGACTTGGATTTAACTTCACTATATCCATCAATCATTATGACTACAAACATTTCACCAGAAACTAAAGTAGCTAAGATTAGTAATTGGGATGCACAAAAGTTTATGAAGGGTGAGATTGATACTTTTAATATTGGTGAGAAAACTATTACAAAAGAAAACCTTAGAAAGTTATTAGATGAAAGTAAATATGCAGTATCATCTAATGGTGTATTATATACAACGGATAAAGTAGGTTGTATTCCAGCTATCTTAGATTTATGGTTTGACCAAAGGGTTGAGTTTCGTAAGTTAGAGAAAAAATATGGTGAAGCTGGAGATAAAGAAAAATATGCATTCTATAAGAAAAGGCAGTTGGTTCAAAAGATTTTGTTGAACTCCTTATATGGAGTATTAGGATTACCTGCGTTTCGTTTCTATGATGTTGATAACGCTGAGGCCGTAACCCTAACAGGTCAGACGGTAATTAAATCTACTGCGGAAATGGTAAACATTAAATACAATAAAGAGTTAGGTAAGAAAGGTGAAGATTATAATATCTACATCGATACGGATTCGGTATTCTTTTCAGCAGTTCCATTGTTAGACCATAGATATCCTGAATGGAGAGCTGAAGATGATAAGGAAATTGCATTAAAGGTAGATGCTATTGCTGGTGAAACGCAAGATTACCTAAATAGTTTCTATGATGTATTAGCAGAAAGAGTATTTAATGTAGCAAAAGAAAAACATAGATTCCAAATCAAAAAAGAATTCGTAAGTAGAAGTGGTATTTGGATTGCTAAGAAAAGATACGCTCAATGGATTATTGCGGAGAATGGAATCCCAACCGATAGATTGGATGTTAAGGGATTGGACGTAGTTCGGTCATCATATCCAGCAGAATTCCGTAAGTTTATGAGTGAGATTCTGATTTCAATTCTAAGAGGTGATGGTGAGATGACATTAACTGATAGAATTTATGATTTCAAAAAATCGTTATCTACTATGAATGTTGTTAGTATAGCTAAGAACTCTGCAGTAAAAGAAATATCAAAATACATTCCAAAGAAGAAAGATAATAGAGCAATGTTCCAATTTAATAGTGGAACTCCAGCGCACGTTAAAGCAGCAATTGCACATAATCAATTGTTGGTTCACTTCAAATGCGCAGCTAAGCACGCTCCTATGAGAGATGGTGATAAGATTAAGTGGGTATATTTAAAGCAAAATCCATTTGGATTAGATGCTGTTGGTTTCAAAGGACATGATGATCCTGAAGAAATAATGGACTTGGTGAGGACGTATATCGATTATGATAAAATCTTCGAAAGGGAATTATTGAAGAAACTGGAGGACTTCTATGGGGCTTTGGGCTGGGGTGCAGTACTTTCCTCACAAAAAACCGCTGAACAATTCTTTTCTTTCTAAAAGATTTGGTGGTTTCAGGTATTTTTCGTATATTTGTGTATTATAAACTTTAAATAAATTAAAACTAAATTCGTTATGAACAAAAGTAAATTCGATGGCTTTATCAATCGTTACAACCTTGGCGGTGAGATTGAATCCGTTATGATTAAATCTGATGATAGTAATCTATCTGTAAGAATGATTTCCGATGACAAAACCTTATTAGGTGATGTTACTGTGGTAGAAGGTGATTTCCCTAATGGTGAATTCGGTATCTATACTACATCTCAATTGAAAGGATTATTGAGTGTGTTAGATGAGGCAATTTCAGTTGAAGAAGTGACTGGAGCAGTTAAGTTCTCTGATAAAGGAACTAAGGTACAATATATGTTAGCAGCACCATCGGTGATTCCTGCAGTACCTGATTTGAAAGCATTACCACCATTTGATGTGGAGGTAACATTGAATGATGACTTTATTAATAAGTTCATCAAATCTAAAGGAGCGTTATCTGATGCAGATACATTCACATTCACTTCTAAAGCTGGTAAATCTGAAATAATTTTAGGTTATTCTTCAATCAACTCAAATAGAATCTCTATTGATGTTGCTACCAATTCAACCGAAGATATTGAACCAATTGCATTTTCTGCAAAGTATTTGAAAGCTATCTTAATGGCTAACAAAGGTTCTAAATCTTCTTCATTGAAAATCTCATCTAAGGGATTATCACACGTATCATTTGTTGATGGAGATTACACTTCAAACTATTACTTAGTAGAAATTAAATAATTATTATGAGCTTTTGGGAAACTGAACCACAAAAACCTGTCTTTGACTTTGAATCTGAAAAGAGAAAGTTAATAGAAAATATGGACTATCTGATGACAATGTCTGTGCAAGAACAAACACTATACAAAAAGTGGGTGGAATTGCAAGAACCATCAATGATTCAGGCTAAAGCCCAAATCGCATCGTATTATGACTCTCAATGGAAACCAACTGATATCAACAATAAGGAGCTAACGATAAAAGAAATTGAATCGTTAGACCCTTACGTTGAGATTGTGGAAGACCCTAAAGAATCTACTAAATGGGCAGCGGTAAGACGTATGATTCATACAATGGATTTTACAGCAAACCCTGGCCGTAATGTAAAGATTAATGTAAAGGATAGAGTAAGTGGAAAACTATTAGGACAGATTTCATTAGCATCCGATGTAACAGCTATGGCAGTTAGAGATAACTTCATTGGTTGGACTAAGGATAATAAGTTTGTTGATGGTAAGTTGAACAATACTACTATTGCCTCTACTATTGTATGTACTCAGCCATTAGGATACAATTTCTTAGGTGGTAAGTTAATCGCTATGATGACAACTACGCCGGAGGTTAGAGCATATTGGAAAGAGAAGTATAAGAACGTATTGATTGCAGTAGGTACAACATCCCTTTACGGAATTCATTCACAATACAATGGTATTCCTTTATTTAAAACACTTGGAGAATCTGCTGGTAAAATCAGTATGAAGCCGGATGATAAATTCTATGACCCTTGGCATCAATGGATTAAGGAAAATCATTCAGAGTGGTATGATGAAAACATTACTAGAGAAAGAGCTCGTAATGGTGCTAATATGGGATACGAAGCTAATGGACCTGTTAGTGGTATCAAACAAAAGATATTAGGAAAAATTTTCAAAGAGTGTAGTATTAAAGCTAACGAATACCATCATGGATTTAAAAGAGGTGTGTATATGGCTATGATGTATGAGAACGGATGTGAATTCCTTCGTAACGAAATCACCGAAGATAAATTAATCATCAAAGATAAATTTAAGCAAGGTACTGAATACATTAACAAATGGTGGAAGAAACACGCAATCAGTAGATATACAAAACTGCATGATGAAGGAAGGATTAAACCCGAACACTTATTCTACATAGATGCTATTGGAATTAGTTGGGAAGAAATGAAAGCTAAATACCTATCAGAAGTAGGAAGATAAAAAATAAAATTATGGCAAAAACTAAAAAAACAAAAAAAGAAGAAGTGATTGAATTTAAATCACCAGAGGTTACTCTATCACAAAAAAAGTATGAAGAATGTGAGTGGTGTTTTCAATTTGATGAAGATGAACCACAAATATTTGCTTGGACAGATAATGAATCGGATAAAAATGAAGACCCTAAAGTAATTTTTACAATTACAAATGTTGAGAATTCATATATAACTTTTCAGAATGGAAAGACTGGTAAAGTATTTAAACTATTTGCTAGAGAACTTACAAATGAAGGCATAGAATTGAGAAATAAACAAAAAGAATCTTTTAAAACTATTACAAATGCAAGTGAAAATAAAGAGGCTGAAGCCTAATGCAGTAATTCCTACTTACGCTAAAGAAGGTGATGCTGGTATGGATTTAGTAGCAACGGAAATCATTAAAGATACACCTGAACAAATTACATACGGAACTGGTATTGCGATGGAAATTAGAGATGGTTTTGTAGGATTGGTATTTCCTCGTTCATCAATCCGAAAGACTGGTTTACAATTAAGTAATTCGGTTGGAGTTATTGATAGTGGGTATAGGGGAGAACTTCAAGCTACTTTTAACAAAGTGTTTGGTGGAGAACGTATGTATGATGAAACAAAAAATACGGAAGATACATCAAATAATTTCTATAAAGTAGGTGATAGAATTGCACAAATTATGATTATCCCACATCCACAAATTGAGTTTGATGAAGTAGATGAACTTTCAGATTCAGAAAGAGGTGAAGGTGGATTTGGTTCAACTGGAAAATAAAAAATAAAATATGTTTATAGAACAAACGGAAGAAAAAGTAAATAATAATTTATGGGTAGAGAAATATCGCCCATCAAAGCTTGAGGATTATGTAGGTAACGAACATCTAAAATCAAAAGTAGAAGGTTACTTAGAAACAGGCGAAATTCCACATTTACTTTTGTATGGAAAGGCCGGTACTGGTAAAACTACATTAGCAAAGTTAATTATAAAATCAATTGAATGTGATTATATGATTATCAACGCATCTTCGGAAAACAATGTGGATACGGTAAGAAATAAGGTAACTAACTTTGCATCTTCAATGGGATTCAAGCCATTTAAGATTATTATATTGGATGAGTTTGATTATATGACTCACAACGCACAAGCTATCTTAAGAAACTTAATGGAAACGTTTAGTGCGCATTGTAGATTCATCTTAACTTGTAATTATGTTGAGAAAGTAATTGACCCGATTCAAAGTAGATGTCAATCATTTCAGATTGTACCTCCAACTAAAAAAGATGTTGCAATGCAAATTAGTAAAATCTTAAAGAATGAGGATATTGAATTTGAAATTAAGGATTTAGTTCCAATCATTGATGCGGCCTATCCCGATATTCGTAAGATTATCAATACTTGTCAATTAAACTCAAACAAAGGTAAGTTGAAAGTGGATGTACAAAATCTATTAGAGAATGATTACAAAAATAAAATTGTGGATATCTTAAAATCTTCGGATGATAAGAGAAACAAATATATGAAAGTAAGACAGGCTCTTATTGATTCTAAAGTTACGGATTTTACTGATTTATATACAATGTTATATAATAAAGTAGATGAGTATGGTGGAGAAAACACTTCTAATGTAATCTTACTATTAGGAGATGGTGTAAGTAAATCAGCAGTAGCAATCGATAAAGAAATTATCGCAGCAGCTACATTAATTCAAATTTTAAATATTATATAATGGCAAACATTTTAGGAGCAGGTGGGCAACCAATTGGAGAAAGAGAAGAAGTTAAACTCGAATTAGATAAAACCGAACCAATTGCATGTAAAAAATGCGGTGGTGAGATTTTCGTACAAGGTTTTGGATTCCGTAGAATTTCTAAGTTATTAACTGGAAAACCAAAAGATGAAACATTACCAGTAGAATTATTCCTATGTGGAGATTGTGGTGAAGTTCTTAATGAATTATTACCAGCTGGATTAAAAATAGAAGAAAACTAATTATGGCGAAAACATTATTCGACCACTTAAACGCAATTACTGATAAGAAAGACCCAAAGTATTGGGATTCATTGGAAGAAAGTGATAAGAAAACTTGGAGTAACTATATGATACTCCGTTTTCTTTCAATGAAACCTGAATGGGTTGAACTTGTTGCCGATATACAACCTTACTTACAAGAGGCTCCTCCTAAAGCAATGTATTTGGCATTGATAGGTTTGATTCCAAAGACAAGAGCATTTCTGAAATATATGAAACCAGCTTCATCTGAAAAGTATGAAGATTGGATTGTTAAATTGGTAGCTCAATTCTATGAGGTATCTGAAACTGAATCAGAAGATTACCTTAAAATCCTTTATGAAACTACCAGCGGTAAGATGCATATTAAGGAAATTGCAGAGAATTATGGTACTGACCCTAAGCAAATTACTAAGTTAAAACTCAAAGTTTAATTTGGTTTACTCGGGTATTTTTCGTATCTTTATACAATAAAACAACATAATGGCTAAAGTATCATTTTCACAATATAGTATGTGGAGTTCATGTCCACAACAATACAAATTAAACTACATAGATAAATTGGGTGAGAGTTCTGGTAACATCCACACAATCTTTGGAACTGGGATGCACGAAACAATACAACATTACCTTTCGGTTATGTATGGTGTTTCTAAAAAGCAAGCAGATGAAATTAATTTAGATAAACTTCTTTTAGAAAAAATGAAAGATGCTTTTACTAAGGAGAAAGATTCTCTTAGTGAAGGAACTCCTTGTACTCAAATAGAGTTGGAAGAATTTTATGGAGATGGTAGACGAATATTAGCATGGCTTACAAAGAACATGCAAAAGTTTTATTCAAAATCCGGCTATGAATTAGTTGGTATTGAAATTCCTTTGAACGCTAAAATCAAAGAAGGTGTAAACTTCATTGGATTTATTGATATTGTATTAAGAGATATGGCTGAGAACTCAATCATCATCATTGACCTTAAGACTTCAACAATGGGTTGGAATCAATATCAAAAGGCGGATAAGTTTAAGAATGCACAAATACTACTTTATAAGAAATATTATTCAGAATTATTTAATATTCCATTACAAAAGATTAGAGTAGAATATCAAATCATGCGTAGAAAACTTCCTGAAGATTCTGCGTTTCCAATTCCTTATGTATCTAAACACATTCCTGCAAATGGTGCACCATCCGTTACAAAAGTATATGATGAGTTTGTAGAATTCGTTAATACGGTATTTAATGATGACGGTACATTTAAGGATATTCCCTTTCCAAAAGTACCAGGTACTGCTAAAAAGAATTGTAAGTGGTGTGAGTTTATGAGTAGGGGTATTTGTGATGGGAAGGCTTCCTAAAAAAACTTTATAAAAATCATTGTTTTTTTACTTTTGTATATACTTATATATACAAATATATTAAATATACAAAACAATGATTCAAGAAAACACAAAACTTACAACTGTGAAGATATTGAAAGATGTGTATTCATCATTTAAAAAAGTTTCCTTTGATTCTGATGTAACATTACAAAAGCTGGTAAATAGAACAGTTGAAAGATATGTTAAAGATGAAGATTTTAGAAAAGAAATGAATGAGTACTTACAACTACAAATATCAGGTTCACAATTTTAATGAAAAAATAAGTTATGGCAAAAAAGAAAAAAATCCTATTACTATCAGATGATTTAAGAATGGCAAGTGGTATCGCCACAATGTCAAAAGAGTTAGTATTAGGTACTGTACACAAATATGATTGGTTTCAAGTAGGAGCCGCAATTAATCACCCTGAAGCTGGTAAGATTTTAGATTTAAGCGAAGATATCCAAAAGAACTATGGAGTAGAAGATGCTTCTCTAAAGATACTTCCTTGGAATGGTTATGGTAACGCAGATTTGATTAGACAACTAATCAATACTGAACAACCTGATGCCATCTTACACTTTACTGACCCTCGTTATTGGACATGGTTGTATGATATCGAACATGAAATCAGACAAAATGTTCCAATCCTTTTCTACGCAATTTGGGATGATTTACCAGACCCATTATATAATCGTAACTACTATGAGAGTTGTGATTGGATTGGTTGTATCTCTCGTCAAACCTATGGTATCATTAAAAGATTATCAGCATTGGATACTAAACCAACTTGGAAACCTAAGAAGGATTGGCAAGTTGATTATGTACCACATGGTATTAATACTAACATTTACAAACCGGAAGAAGTACCTGCTGAATATCGTAAAGAAATTTTAGGTGGTAATGAGTATGATTTTGTTTTATATTGGAGTAATCGTAATATCAGAAGAAAACAACCTGCAGATGTTATCGTAGCATTTAAAAAGTTTTGTGATAAGATTGGTAAAGAAAAAGCAGATAAGGTTTGTTTGGTAATGCATACACAACCTGTTGATGAAAACGGAACTGATTTACCTGCAGTAATTGAAACAATGGCACCTGACTGTAATATCATATTTTCTGAAAAGAGAAGATTGCAAAATGAATTGAATTGGAATTATAATATAGCAGATGCAACAATCAATATTGCTAACAACGAAGGATTTGGATTAGCAACTGCGGAATCAGTAATGGCTGGAACTCCAATTATTGTAAACGTAACTGGTGGATTGCAAGACCAATGTGGATTTGAAGTTGATGGTAAGATGCTAACTGCAGATGATTACATTAAGATTGGTTCACTTCACCAATGGAGAGAGTGGGAAGGAAAAGCTAAACCTGGTCCTTGGGCATTGCCTGTATGGAGTAGAGCATTAGCATTAGCAGGTTCAGTTCCGACACCTTATATTTGGGATGATAGAGTTGATATAGAGGATGTTGCAGAAGCAATTGAGAAAATGTACAACACACCAAAAGAAGTCCGTAAAGCAAACGCATTGATAGGTAGAGAGGCATTCATTGGTGAGATGGGATTAACACATACAAATATGTGTCAGCAATTAGAAAACGGAATCGAATCGGTTTTTGAAAATTGGAAACCAAGAGAAAGATTCGAAGTATTTAAAATTAAATAAGTTATATAAATGAAACCAACATTAGTATTTCAAGGACCTATATTTACACGTAGTGGTTATGGAGACCATTGTAGAGATTTAATGAAATCCCTACGCAAGATGGATAAATATGATATACAAATTATTCCTTTAAGATGGGGTAACACTCCACAAAATCAAGTTAGTGGGCAGGATGAATTTGGTAGATGGATGTTAGATAGAGTCATCGGACAAATTGAGCAAAAGCCCGATGTGTTTATGCAAGTTTCAGTAGCAAACGAATTCGAACCAAAAGGACACTATAATATTGGTGTAACTGCTGGTGTGGAAACTACAATAGCACCAAAAGATTTTATTGATGGTTCTAATAAAATGGACTTGATTATTGTACCATCTAACTTCACAAAACAAAATTTGGGTGGAACTGTATATCAACAAAAAGACCAAGCAACTGGGCAGATTGTTGGTGAGATTAAGGTAACTAAACCAATAGAAGTTTTGTTAGAGGGTGTTGATACTGAAATATTTTCTAAGGGTAGTGGTAAAGATGTATTAGCCAATGTAAAAGAAGATTTTAACTTTCTAATTGTAGGACATTGGTTGAAGGGTTCGTTAGGACAAGATAGAAAAGATATTGGTATGGCAATTAAAACATTTGCTACGGTATTCCAATATCTACCAAAAGATAAAAGACCAGGACTTATTGTTAAAACATCGCATGCTGGGTTTAGTGTAATTGATAGAGAAGCAACAAGACAAAAAATAGATGATGTATTGAAATCATTTGGAGATAAATGTCCATCGGTATATTTGATACATGGTGATATGGAAGAAACCGATATGAGTAATTTATACCATCATCCTAAAGTTAAAGCAATGATTTCATTTGCTAAAGGTGAGGGATATGGTAGGCCTATGGCTGAGTTTACTTTGACAGGTAAACCAATCATAGCTAGTGGTTGGAGTGGACAAATGGATTTCTTACCAACAGAGCATGCAGTTTTATTGGAAGGTAGTTTAACTGCGGTAGATGAATCGGCAGCTGACCAGTTTTGTATGAAAGAAGCACAATGGTTTACTGTAAATTACTCAAATGCAGCAAATAAGATTTATGATGTATATAACAAATATGATTCTTATTTAGAGAAATCAAAAGGATTAAGAGAGAATACTTTGAAACACTTTACTTTGGATAATATGCATGATAAGTTTACCCAACTAATGGATACTTATGTAAAGAAACAACCTCAATATGTTCCATTTAACGCACCAAAAGTAAATGCATCTAAAATGCAAATACCTAAGTTAAATAAAATTTAGAAATGGCTAATGCAACCCTATATAAAAGATACATAAAAAAGCAAGTATCTGCGGTTAAAACAAGTTTAAAAACAAGAAACATTTACAAAATCGAATCATACGAATATGTAGATGGAACTAAGAAAATTTTTAGAGGACCGGAGGCTAGTTTAGTATTTTTAGTAGGTATTTCACCTGATAAAAAATTATCATGTGTTAAGTTCAGCGAAGCAAATCCTGATATATTCTTCAGATGGCTTAAGGGGTTATTTAAGCCATCTGTAACTTGTAAGCAAATAAAAGAAGCTATTGGAAGTGAGGAATTTGAAACCTTATTAATTGAAGATACCAATAAGGGTGGGGCAATATTTTCAAAATTAAAATCAGACTCTTTATACAAAAAAGACCCATCGGTATTTAGAACATATAATGTAAAGGGTATAAAATCAATTTCATATTTATATTTGGATGATGATTATTTAATAACCAAACTACTCAAATTGAAATGTTTTGATGATGCCGATTTGAACCAAGATGGTATTGTGACAGAGGAGGAAATTCAAATTTACGAAAAGAGTACTGGAGAAAAGTACAAACCATCAATATAATTTATTAACTATTCTTTATTCCTTGAATATTTATATTTACTTGTATAATAAAAGAACCTCACAAGTAAAGATAAAATGGCAATAATTAAAAGACTCATAAAGGGAGCTCCCATCACAGCGCTGGAGATGGATGCAAATCTAACCGAATTGGAAAATATATCCAGTTCATTCGGAGCTGTTTCAGCATCAGTATCTAACCTATCAACATTACAAGGAACACTTAGTGGACAATTTACTGGAAGTGCATTGATTTCTGGTAGTTTAAAATTTGATAATATAGATGCAGACCCATCTACATCGGTAGTATTGGTATATAACGCATCAACTAAAAAAATAGGAACTAATACCGTTGGAGGTGTGAGTAGTTCTGGAACGGCTGGTTCTGCTGGAACAAGTGGAACTGGTGGAACTGCTGGTACGGCTGGTACATCTGGTACAAATGCACCTGGCTTAACATCTGGAACGGCTGGTACATCTGGTTCATCTGGAACTAGTGGTATAAACGGCACATCTGGTTCGTCTGGCACATCTGGTTCGTCTGGTACATCTGGTTCATCTGGCACATCTGGTTCATCCGGTACTGCTGGAACTACTGGTTCAAGTGGTACATCCATTGATTCAAATATAACAAATAGATTGATGCAAACAACTGCATCATTAAATACATTTACTGGTTCTATTAGAGGTGAGGTAAATGGATTGGAAGCATATACGGCATCTTTAAAAGCAACAACTTTAATTTCTGGAGCAGCACAAATTTCAGCATTGGGATTTGGTGTTGGTGGTGGTGGGGATTCTTTCCCATATAGTGGTTCTGCTATTATTAGTGGTTCTTTAATTGTGACTGGTTCAGTTTTCTCAACAAATATAGTTTCTGGTGCAAGAGGATTGAGTACAGCCGGCCCATTAACAGCATCTCTTAGAGAAGGTTATGTTTGGGTTGGTGGTGATACTAATCAAAACAATCGTCAAATAGCAACATCATCGTTGGGTGGTGCTGGTGGTACTATTAGTGTGATACGAGGAGTAAACAATTATACCTCTGTTGATACTTTAGAAATGAGTGCTAATTTTAGTGTAACCAATTTAGGTGGTGGTAATTTATCAATTGATGTAGTTGGTGGAGGTGGAGGTAGTGGTACTTCTGGTTCGTCTGGTTCTTCTGGATTCCCAGGTACATCAGGTACAACTGGTTCGTCTGGTTCATCTGGTTCGTCTGGGCAACCCGGTCAAGGTGGTTCATCTGGTACATCTGGTACAAATGGTTCAAACGGTACGGCTGGTACAACGGGTTCAAATGGAGTTAGTGGTACATCTGGAACATCTGGAGTTGGTGGTAGTAATGGTACAGCTGGTACAGCAGGAACATCTGGTACTACAACACAAATAGGAGTTAGAGATGGGGGTGGTATAAGTGCAGTATATAATGTAAACGATATATCATTTAGTGGTAGTGTAATACTAACACCATCTGGTTCAAATGGAGTTGTAGTGACTCTGACAGGAGGTAATGCATCTGGATTCTCATCGGCATCTTTTGAGGGTTGGATAACAGGTTCGGCTCAAATATTAGATGCTGGATTTGTACAATCTTCTTCTGGTATTTTTAAAGATTTTATAGTAACACAATCAATGGTAAGAGATTGGAGTGTTGTTAATAACGGAAATGATGGATATGTATTTTTACCAACAAATGACCCAACTTTAGAAAGAGGTGAAGATGTAGATATATGGGTTCAGCATGGTGATACAATTATATTTAATGTAGTAGCAGCATCGCATCCTTTTTACCTAAAAACATCAGTAACAACTGGAACAGGTCAACAGGTTACTGGTGTAACAAACAATGGAGCAACCGGTGGTACGGTACGATATAATACATCTGGCTCGGTTCCTGGTACAACAATTTTCTATTGTAGTTCAGCAAATTCTAACTTAAGTGGACCTATCTATATTAAAGAAAGACAAAGAAGAACTGAATTCAAAGATGGTAGAATAATACATACCGGTTCTATGTGGGTTGATGGTGGTGTGGTTGTAACTGGTTCAATTTGGTTTAGTGGTTCACTTTACCAAAATGGAGTTCCATTTGTAGGTGGTGGAGGTGGTGGACCATTTGCACAAACAGCTTCATACTATTCAGCAAATGGTGATGTATTTGTAACTGGTTCATTTAGAGTTAGTGGTTCAATCAC